TTATTGAACAGGGATGCTCTTTTTGAGCTTCATTGCCCGAGCTGTGGCAAGACCATCAAGCAGAAAGTCAGATGGTTTGAGCGTGATCAGAAGTGTCCCTTCTGTGGTGTCAGCATCAAGTCGAGCCAGCTCGCGGCCGTCCTTCAGAAGGCCGAGAACGATCTCCGCGACTTGGGCCGATCCCTCGGCAAGGGATTCAAGTTCCGCTAGTACATCGCAGAACGGTTGCGAGTTGGCTTGTAGGGTGATTTCGCCAGGCATGATTTTCCTCCGAAGAAACGAGGGAGCTAAGACGCTGGGATTATACCAGGCCGACGCAACCAAAAGCGATCCAGGTCAGGGGAACCGCACGAGCGAGCAACGGAGGGTGTGATGGCCATCGCTGGCGAGGGAATTCGCGCTTCGACACCAAACCCCGTGGAAGTTGCCCTATCGCCGGAGCGAGCAGACGTAATCAGCCGTGAGATTTGGGAGCTTTCGTACACGCTCCCCAATCTCAGATACGCATTTGTAGATCCCGAATTCGCCGGCCCGGCCGTTGATGAGTGGTGCGACCACCAAGCCGCAATTGACTCTCTCGTTACCCTTATCCATTTTCTGATGCTCCCCGGCTTTTGCGAAGGGATTACGCTGGCCCTTGCCAGAACGGGACGGCTTTCTGGCGTCACGGTACTCGGCAAGTTCACTTGCACCTGGAGCGAGGCTGTACTTGAGGCAGGCGATATTGCGCGAGCGGCGCCGGCTTGGACGGTCCGCAAACTGGAGTCCGAGGGATGGGCTCTTCCGGACGTGGATGAGGCAATCCGGTTCGAGCCAAGATACGGGCAATCTTTCCGTCATCGGCATGACGGCCTTCACATCACTCCACAGCAGTTTGACCTGCTTTACAGCGAGATTCACGACCAATTTCAGGCCACATGGGACGCGCGGGCCGAAAGGCTACGGCAATGTGATGTGGCGCGGCTAAAGCCGTTCCTCCTTGCGGTTTGGAAGAGGCAAGCGGACGCGATTTCGGCGGTCGACCGCACGGACCTGGAATCCCTTCTCCAATTCGAGGCTGCCTTGGTTCGTGCCCACATTGAGCAATTGAGAGGCGGAAAGTTCTGAACAAGCGTACATCGGAGGCCACGAGGATCTGCGTATCGCGAGGTACGCGGGATCTTCCAAATGGGACCGACTAGTCACCGGACCCTTCTTGGTAATGTCAAACTCACCCTCGTGGCCTCCCATTTCAACACCCTCCAAGGCGTGGGCCAGGGAGGTTGTTGCCCTTTCTTGGCGGCTTTTCTCATTCCGTCGGCTTTGCCATCCCGATAAGAAAAGCGGCCCGCGTGGATGTTACAGCATCCACGCGAGCCTATCCACAACAGAACCCTAGAGGGAGGGCCCTATCATGGCTTCCGAGATTGTACCCTCGGACCCCGCCGAGACTCCACCCCAAGAATCGCAGACCAAGCGGCAACCCGTCAGTCTGGAGCAGATCGTCGACGCCTGGTCCAAGGCCGAGCGGTCGGCGACGATCGGAGCGATTAACTGCGGCGGGCTGGTCCATCGCTACCTCGTCCAATCCTTGGCCAGGATAACGGATCGGCAAGAACGCCGCGAAGCTCGGGCGGTCGCACTGCGCGAGATTGCCGAGCACCTCACGCAGGCCGGCTACCCTGCGGCCAATGTCCGCCGCGTCTTGCTCGCCTATCACGTGGCGAGGCTCTTTGGGCCGGCCGTGGCCAAACAACTCCCGCTGACGACGGTAGCGGTCTTCGGGCGATTGCTTCGGCACGAGTCGTCGGAGCGATGGGCGCTTCGACCCAACCTAGTCGATCCGGCGCAACGCCTCTGGCAACGCGCCTTCGACGAACATCTCACGGCCCAGCAAGTCACCGCCGCCGTCGACCGGCTGCTCGGCCGGAAGACGCGGACCGGCAAAGTGCGTCCTGATCGGATCGCCGCGGTCATGCGCCAGCTCTCGCGTCTGGGGCCTGCCCGCGAGGTCTATGGCCGACTCGGCGCGGTCGCCGATCGCGACGCCGTGAGCGCCTTCGTCGCCGGCATTCTGGATCGCGGCGACGAGGATCTCCTGGCCACAGTCCAGGCGATGATCGCCGCGCCCCGTCGTGCGGCCGCGTGAAAGAGACACGCGTGTCTTTTTCCTCGCCTTCTGACTCTGTCTAAAATGCCCCGGGCGCTTGCCCGGGGTTCTTTGTTGCGCTGAGCTAAAATGCCGACACACTTCCTCCGGCTGCGTGAAAAAGACACGCGTGTCTTTTTCCTCTCAGGCAATCTAACCTCCCTTCCGATTGCTACTTGCGCCGCCTCTTCGCGATCTTCTTGCTTGCTGGTGTTGACAACGCTAGCACGCGCGGTACATTGGTCGTCGAGTTTGACATATAGGTTTCCCGACCTCGACCTCTCGCTCAGGATTTTCGCTCGGCTTGACCGCCGGGCTTTCTGATCCTGGCTTGGGCGGCCGCGATCGCTGGAAACACGGTCGGAGTGATTGGGAAACCGCTCATGTCCGGCCTCCCCCAAGTCAGTTCCCTTGCTTGTTGCACGCCGGTTAGGCCTCGGCTCATGGACTGCGCCGAGGCCTGGCCGGGTGCTCATGCTGCGCGTGAAGGGAGTCTTGCATGGTGCAATCCCTCGACTGCCTCCTTGGCATTCTAGCCGATGCGATCGGCATAATGGTCGCTGCTTGCTCTGTTTGGCTCCGCTGGTGGCCGCTTCGGCTGGCTCGGCGATGGGCCCATTGTGTCTTGTCCGCGCCCGTGGAACCTAGGGTTTCTAATGTTTCGCCGTGGGGCGAACCCGTGGGAGTCCGGGTAGCAGTTTCAAGGTGCAAGGAGGCTCTCGCTTGTTTGTGTCGAAAGGGGAGTCATGTCATCGTCCGTTGCTTCTCCGTCTGTCGCCAGTCTTACAGGGCGTTTTCGCGTCTTTCATCCCGATTCAGACGAGGTCCGCACCGAGCCGTCGCGCCCGGACGGCCTTTCCCTGGACCTGACGCTGACGGAATTCTTCACTGGATACGTCCGTCCCAAGATGCTCGCGCGGTCTCGAACGACCGGGGGAGCGAACCGCAACCTCGAACAGATCGAAGGGTCGCTCGACTATTGGGCCAAGCTGACCGGCGATCCGCCGTTTTGGGACATCGATCAGGACGTCTGCGCGCGGTTCGTCGCCGGGCTGTTGGCAATGCCGGGGCGGCTTGGATCTGGCGCGAAACACGTCTATCGCTTCATCGAAGCGGCCGGCTTTTTGAAACCCAAACGCAAGGAGGTCTCCGGGTATTGGCAGATGGTTCCCGAGCCGCTCTTGCCCGGGCAACGAGAGGAACTGCTCGCGCGACATGGCCATCGCGAGGCGCCGGAGGTCTCGGTGGCTACGGTCCGAAAGCACTGTATCGAGCTTCAGCACCTCTTGTATTGGGCCGGACCGGCCTCCAAAAAGCTCAAGTGGGCCGCGGATCTCTACGCGGATCCCGAGACGGGCATGCCGCGAAGGCACCCGCAAACCGGCCGGATTCTCCATCTACCTTGGCTCGACCCGCCGGCGATCGAGGAAGATCTAGAGGAACGGATCTTCACGCCCGCCGAGGTGACTCAGTGGCTCGAAGGCTGCGTGCATGCCCGCACGCCGGTGATTGCGGGCGTGCCGCCGTGGCTGTGGTGGGATTCTCTCGTGCGCGTGCTCTACTACACGGGGCTCAGGATCGGGGCCGCATTGCAGATCCGCTACTCAATGATCCGAGACGACCTCTTGGATGCTCCCAAGGAGATCATGAAAGGCCGGCGCGCTCAGAAGATCTGGCTAAGCCCGCCGGCCCGCGAGGCGATCGAGGCCATACGTCGCCCCGGCCGCGATCTGATCTTCCCATGGCCCTATCACCGTCAGCACCTCGACGTCGTACGACGGAAGCTCCTGGCGGATTCCGGGATCCCGCCGGAACGCCGGTTCGGCTTCCATGGGGTGCGCAAGTGCACCGGCGACGCACTGACCGAGATCGGCCTCGAATATGCGCAGCACGCGTTGGGACATCGCAGTTCCAAGACCACGGCCGCGCACTATGCCCGCAAAAAGACCCTGGCCAAAAAGGCCTTTTCCATGTTGCCCGAGCTGATCGTCGCCCGTCCGGGCTTTCGCAAGACCGACGAGACAGGGCAACAGCGATTCTTCTGATTACAACTCGGCGCGGTGCGGACTCTGGAGCCATGGCTTCCGGTAACAGATCCGGCCGCGCCGATTTTCTTCGGACCTCTCCGTTTCTTCCCCTGCGGCCAATCTGTCTCAATCCACGCGCATGGAGCACTACATGAACGCTGTCTTTTTCCTGACGTCGCGAGGCGAGAAGATCGCCGAGCGGATCCAACGCTACGTGGCCGATCCGGCGTTGTCCTGCAGCACGGTCTGCAAGGCGACGGCCCTGCTCGACGACGGCATGCCGCTGGAGGAACTCTGCCGCGTGCTCATCGAGATCGAGCACCTGCGCCGCGCCGGGCAGCTCGGCTCGCCGCTGAAGTACTTCAATCGCCGCCTGGCCGAGTTGGCCCATCGCCACATGGTCCGCAAGCTGATCAAGCCCGGCTTTGAGCCTGGATTCCGCATGGTCATCAGCCTTGTCCCCGGGACATTCGTCCCCGCCGTCGCGGTCCGCCTCAGCCTCGACCGGATCACCACCGTTCATGTGAATTGAGCAGTCATGTTGCACATCGTCTTTTCCCTGAGGGTTTCTGGTAGCGCACGGCGGGCCGCGCGAAGTGTCATCAAGCGGCGGTCCGCCGTGCGTGAATTTTCTTCCCACCAAGGAGGCTCCAATGTACACACCTACCCCATCGCAGTCAGACCAAGTCCAAAGGGCGTTCACCTATCATCCGCCGAGGACGGACCAAGTCGAACGCTACGAGCGGATCCGCGCTTGTGCCCAGCACCTCGCGGGAACCTTCATCACCAACTGCCCCCAATCGCGGGAATTGTCGGTAGCCCTGACGAAGCTCCAAGAGTCCGTCATGTGGGCCAACGCGGCGATCGCCTGCAACGAGGCCGGAGACGACGCGCCCGGGCCCAACTCTCCCCTCTCCCCTCCCGACCCTTCCCTTGTTTCCGGGTGACACCCGCGGCCCGGGCGCCGGGGCTCGTCCTCAGCCCGAGCCCCGGCCCCGGCCGCGGTCCCTTTCGTGTTTTCGCGTTTTCGTGATCGTTTCTCAATCAGAAGGAGGCCCCTATGGATACCATGCGTCCCGAAGTCCTGCATGCGATGGCCAAGGCGTTGCTGGAGTATGAGCCACCATCCGCCAGGTTGTCATTCATTCACGGCCGGATCCACCGCCACGGTAACACGGTGGCGATGATGACCCTTCCAGGCGATCCGGAGCTCGGCCCTGTGCTGGCTGCAGGGCCGGTGATGAAGGTCGCCCTGGAGGCGATCCTCGAATGGGATCGCGCCAGCCGCGGCGATGTTGACAGCGGACTGCCGCCCGATCTGCGGGCGACGGTGCATGCCGCCCTTGGGCTGCTGGAGTTCAGCCAGGCCCAATGTCAGCGAGTCAGCGAGCCGCCGCCAGTCACGGAAACCTCTGCCCCGTGAATCGTGCCCCCGTTCATCACCACCCATTTCGCGAGAAATCACCATGCTAAGCGCCAAGCAACAGAAGGAGCGGACCAAGCGATTCGAGACCTACGTCGAGCAGTGGAACGCGGCACATCGCGTCGGGACGCGGGTCCGCGTCACCAAGGACGATGGCTCTTCCGTCGAGACGACGACCCGGACCAGGGCCATGATGCTCTCCGGCCACACGCCCGTGATCTTCTTGGAGGGCATCAGCGGCTGTTACCTTCTGACTCGCGTCAAAGCGATCGAAACCCAACCCGCCCAAGCCGCCTCATAGCAGGGGCCTCTTGTTTTCTTCCTGCCCCAACCTTTACGGAGCAACGTCATGTCCAACGAGCGTCTGCAATCCTCCCCCCGCGATCGCCTTCCCCTCCATGTTTACACGGGCCTCTACGGCTATCGGATCTGGCTCCGCACGGCTGACAACCAGGCCGTGTGCGAGATGGTGACCGATGAGCCGTCGATCAATCCACGAATCTGGGCCAATTGGCTCGCCCAGGTGGCCAATATGCAATTGCCCAGCGGGCCGGGACGCCCGGAGATCCAGGAGACTTCGAACCGTCGCCGAAGCGGCCCCGACCCCACGAGGAACCGCGACGACCTCACGGCAGCCCGCCAGATGTTCAGCGAAGGCCTCGCCACCATCGCGGTAGCCACTTGCCTCGATCCGCTATCCACGATCGCCTACGCCGAGTCGGCCCGCGACTTGGCCCTGGCCGCGGCTGAGAACCTGGCCAGCGTCGTCGAGTATCTCAGACTCCGGCAGACGCCCCCGACATCCGCATCGGCCCCGACTGCCTGAAGGAGCCGCCATGTACATCATCACCATCGGCTTCATGCGGATCGCCCTGAAAAACGGCAAGGGCGTGCAGGCCATCCTCGACACCCTTTCCCGCGGTGCCTTCGTCGAATGCGAGTATCTCGGCCACGTGCCGCACTACTTCCGGTCAGACATCACGGGCGAGGGGATCACCGTGGAGGTGGTACCCGATGACCAGGTCCACCTCCGGGAACCGGCCCCGCGGAGGCGCAGGGGCGAGGAGGAGGGCGGATTCTCCGTTGCGTTGCCAACTCCCCAGCGTCGGCTCTTGCCTAGGCCAGGGGCGTGAATCGGATCATTTCCCAACACCATTAAGGAACCATGCGATGTGTGACGCGAAAGAGATGACGCGACAACAAGAGGCACGGCTATCGGAGATCATGGCCACCCTGAACGATCCCGACTTCGGACGCTTCTGCACGGTCGAATATGGGAACCTGCTGGTTCGCGAGGCGAACGGCATTCGAGCGTCCCTCGGGCAGCCTCCGCTCGATCCTGAACGCTACGGGACTGGTCAGTCTGACCAACAGGAGGCCGCCGATGAGTAGGACGCTGAAGGATGTGGCGGCGCTGGAGCCGCTGCGGTTCAATGCGGAGGATCTCCGGCGAGCAAACGCCGAGTGGGGCTGTAATTGCGGGCCGACGGCGCTGGCGGCGATCCTCGGCTTGACGCTCGCCGAGGTCCGGTCGCACCTCGGCCAGTTTGAAACGAAGCGGTACACCAACCCAACGATGATGAAGCAGGCGCTCGCGTCGCTCTGCGTGAAGTGGTTCAGCGCCAGCCAAGCCACCTTCGCCGACTATGGCCTCTGCCGAGTCCAGTGGTCCGGCCCGTGGCTTGGCCGAGGGATTCCGATCCAAGCGAGGTATCGTCAAACCCATTGGGTCGCCTCGCGATGGATTGGACGAAACTTCGAGATCTTCGACGTCAACGCGCTCTCGGCCGGAGGATGGATTACCCAGGAGACTTGGCAGCAATGCCTGGTTCCGTGGATCCTGAAGCACTCCGTGCCTAATAACGACGGGCGATGGTACCTGACGCATGTCTGGGAGATTGAACGATGACACACGACGAGTGGCTCGCGGAAGGGGAACGCCGATTCGGCGGCGACGTAAGGGACTGGAAGTTTGTCTGTCCGGTCTGCGGCGAGGTGCAGTCGATCCGCGACTTTGAGGAGAAGACGAAGCTCAAGCGGGAGGAGATCCGTACGGTCATCGCGTTTAGCTGCATCGGCCGTTGGACCGAAGGCCCATCCAACGAGATGGGGTCGGGCAAGCGGCCATGCAACTACGCTGGCGGTGGCCTGTTCCGGCTCAACCCGGTGGCCGTCGAGCATGAAGGGCAAACGCTTCACGTCTTCGCGTTCGCTGAAGCGGAGGCCGCCGCCGAGCCACCCGCCGCCGCCTGCGTGGGGCGATCTTCTAACTCCTAACTTCCTAGCTCCTAACTCCTTTCCCCCATCCACCCGAGGGCAACCCATGATTCGCATCACCACGCTCGACGAGGCCTGCCGGCGCGAGCAGCTCGCGCGGCGGATCCGCGCCGGCGGCGCGCGGTACCGGTTCGAAGTCGACGGCACGCTGGCCGCCTGCGAGACGTTTTTGAAGGAACTCGATCTCCTCCTGGGCGACCGCTACGCGAAGCTAATCACGCAGCTCCGCGCGAAACTGATCGACCTCCGCGTCGACGCCAAGCTCCTGCTGCCGGCGCTCGACGAGGTCCTTGATGATCGCTACCGGCCGCGGCGGGGCCGTCATCGCCGGCAGCCGGTCGCGATGGATCGCTAACGCTAGGAATCCCAAGCAAGGAACGGGCAATGGCAAGGAAGGGAACGCAACGGGGAATGCGGCGGCCGCCGAGGCCGGAGGCCAAGGGGCAGACGGCCGTGGCTTCATCGCCGATGGCTGGCGGAGGGCCGAATCGCGCGGACCTAAACGACCGGCTGTGGATCGAATTCAATCGGGAGCGAAGCGTCGAGGCCAGAAACCGGCTTGTGGTGCGTTACCTGCGACGGGCCAACTGGCTGTTGGGCAAGATCTGGCGGGAGAAACCGTGCTCGATTCCATTCGAGGATCTTCAATCGCTCGTCCACGAGGAGTTAATCAAGCTCGTCGAACGATTCGAGCCGTGGCGGGAGGTGAATTTCTGGACCTTCGCCGAAAAGCGGATCCGCGGCACGGTGACTGATGCGATGAGGGCCGCAACCCCTGGCGGCCGCGGCTGGCGCGATCGGATCGGCGAGCGCGAGGGCGCCGAGGCGAGGCTCAGCCAAACTCTCGGACGCCAGCCCACGGAGCAAGAGCTTCTCGAAGAATTGGGCTGGACCCATGAAAAGGTGAGCCGGAGCCGGCGCATTCAGATCGAGTCGCTCACCCGGTATTTGCGGCAAGGCGACAGCTTCGAGTTGGACGTCGCGTCCGCGTTCCACTCCGACCGGGCCCGGCGCACCGTCGGCCGTCGCGTATTCGAGCGGATCACGCGCGATCTGGACATCGAGGAGCAGGTGATCTTGTACCTCTACTTTTTCAAGGACCAGACCATGGGAGCAATCGGCGGTATCCTCGGCGTCTGTGAATCGGCCGTCTCGATTCGATTGGCCGGCATCCTGGAGCACCTGCGCGAGGAGCGGAGCAAGTCTGACACCGCGGTGGAGCAGTGACATGGGGGAATTACGTGATCAGTTCAACGCGGACTATCTGGCCCTCGGCCTCCTGGTGGCCGAGCTCGCCCGGCAGCCAGGCCAGGACCCGCGTGAGATCTTCGGGATCCGCGAGGACCTGGAGACGGTCCGCCAGGATTGCGTGGAGCTCGTCGGCCGGATCGAGGCCGTGATCGAGCGGGCCAGGCAGCGGCAGCCGGAGAAGAAGAGGAGAAGGATCACGAAGGCACGACAGCACGAAAAGGAAGGAGCGACCGTATGAGTCGTGAGCAACTGGAACTCTGGGCTGAACACGGCCAGGAGATCACCGAAATCTGCGGAGCGATCGAGGATCTGGAGCAGCGGGGCTTCCTGACTTGGAATTTGACACGCAAGCCGCTGGTGGTCCTTTGCGGGGACAGGGGAATCGACCTCGCGAAGCTCGACGCAGAGCGGCGTGCGCTGCTGGAGGGCTTGGCGGGCGGCTGAGGCAGGCCGAAAGGCCAGGGATTGATGGAAGGGATTCGGGATGGAAGCCAGACAAGAACGACAACCAAGTGAGCACCAGGGCCGGCTGGATACGTGTTTCCTCTGCCGGGGAATCTGGAATCATCCGGTGCTGAAGTCTTACCACAAGCTGCTCTTCTTGCGGATGGCCGACCTGCGGATCGGCGACACGCTGCCGGCGATCGTCGACAAGAGCACGGTGGAGATCGCGGCCGCGATCGGCGAGAACGAACGGACCGTGCAGCGGTGGATCGAAGGCCTAGTGGAGACCGGCCTGGTCCGTCGCCGCCAGAAGCCGACCAACGGCGTGACCGTCTTCGAGCTGGCCGATCCGGAGGACCTTGGCCGGCAGTGCGTGATCCGGCCCGAGGACGAGGACCGGCCGCTCTTTAACAAGTATCGGGACGAGGAGGCCGGCCCGCCCCAGCTCGGCTTGGTCGGCGGTGACGAAGAGGAGGCGTCAAATTTTGTACAAAAAATGACGCCCGGTCCTGGACAAGGAGAGCCGGCGTCAGATTTGGTGCAAAATAGTGCGCAAAAAATGACGCCTGCCCCCTCGTCCGAAACGACGAGACCTCCCACGACGCAGGGCGAGGCGTCAGATTTTGTACAAAAAAGTGCGCACGATTTGACGTCGGCCCCCGAAACGGGCGAGCTGAGTCTCGTGGAACGCCTCCGCCGCGCCACCCGGAGATTGGGGAGCGGTCCTCCGGGTATCCCCACCAATCCCAATACCAAAGAACCAAAGAGTCTTTTACCAAGTTCCCAATCCAATCCAAACCAAGCTTGCGCCACCAAAGACGCTCCCAGCGCGCAGGGGCCGGCGCCGATCGGCAGCGCGGTGTCGGCCGCGGTCGAGGCCTTGCTGGTCGAGCACGCCGATCCATCGCGGATGTACCGCACCTTGCGAGCTCGGATTCTCGCCGAATGCCGCGAGCTCGACGCGCCCGGCCAATGGGCGGCGGACACGGTGGCCTACCTGGCCGTCTTCGGGAATCCCGAGCCAATCCCGATCGACGAAGTCGACGAGGACCTCCGGCAGCTCGGCATCATGCGGGATTGCGGGAAACTCGAAGACGCCGCCCGGCTGTTGTGCTCGCGGTTCAAGCGAACCCTGGAACGGCACGGCTACGAGTGGTGCCCGAACGGCCGCCGGCAGCAGCGGGAATGAACAGGCCGCTAGGTTCGCGTGTTTCCCATCGACCACCAACGACCAACGAAGGCAGAGACCATGATCAGCACAGCGAAGCGAGAGCGTAAGCAGCGAAAGGAAACCAATGGGCAACCGAAGGCCGTCGACCTGGTCGACGTGCCGCGGCGGGTGACGACCCTGGCCGTCGAGCCGCGGGAGATCCCGGTCGACGCGATCGCCAGAAGCCCATACCAGGTGCGTCAGGACTTTCCCGAGGAGGAGATCCGCGAGCTGGCCGAGTCGATCGCGATCCACGGCCAGCTATCCCCGATCATCGTGCGCGAGGCGCCGGACCTCCGGTTGACGGTGGACCGTTATGAGCTGGTCGAGGGCGAGCGGCGATGGCGGGCGGTCAAGTCGCTCGGCTGGGAAACGATCCGGGCCGAGGTCCACCCGCTTTCCGATGCCCAGGCCCGGGCGATCGTGCTGGTGTCGGCGATCCAGCGCAAGGGGCTCAACGCGATCGAGGAGGCCATGGCGTTCAAGCAGGCGATCGAGGCCGGCGACGCCGCGGGCCCGACCGAGCTGGCCCGGCAGCTCGGCTTGAGCCAGGGGCACGTCAGCAATCGGCTGCGACTCCTGGAGCTGCCGGAGGACTGGCAGCGGCGGGTTATTTCGGGCGAAATACCGGCGACCCATGCGAGGGCCGCGCTGCAGCTCAAAGCCTTTCCGTACCTGCTGACGGACTTGGTCCAGGTGTTTGAGGACTGGAAGAGCTGGAACGATGGGACGCCCACGGGAGACGACTTCGAGGACATGGTCAGCCAGGTTGCCAGCAGGAACGGCAGGCCGATCGGCAACAACGGGCGTTATGTGAACGATCTCGGCAAGTGCGTGCCGGCCTACAAGCCGACCGGCGAGGAGCGCCAGGCCCTGGAGATCCTGACGCTCGGCGAGGGAAAGCAGGCCGCGGAGTACGCGACCAACGTCGAGCTCTGGGAGCAGCTCCAGAAGGCGCACGAGGAGAAGTGGATCGCCAAGCAGCGCGCGAAGGCATGCGGCGCCAACCCTACCAAAGGCTCCAAGGGTGGCACGGAGCCCGAGGAAGAGCGAGCCCGGACCGAGAAGCAGGCCGAGATCTACCGGCGGCGGCTGCGCGACGTGGTCCAGCGGGCCTTGTGCTACTTCATCGCCCAAAACATCGTCGACTGCACGAAGGTCGGACGCGACCAGCAGAGCCGGGTCTTGTTGCACCTCTTCACGGCCTCGGCGCTCTCCGCGGCCGAAACCCTGGGATATCTCGAAGATTCGCTACAGACCATCGGCGTGAACCCGCGTTTCAGCAATATTTGGCCGATCCTGGCCAAGGTGGCCGACGGCGATGTGGTCGACGTCGAGGCCCAGTTCCTGGCCCGCCTCTTCTGGGACGAGAACGATGCGGGCCCGGCCTACCGTCTTGACGGCGACGAGCTGGCGGCGATCGCCTCGCATTGCGGTGTCGACCTGGTCGAGTCCTGGCAGCGCGAGCAGCTCGGGCCGGTCTCCCTCGACTATTGGCAGATCCACACGAAGGACCAGTTGGCCGAGCTGGCCGGCGAGCTCGGGATCTCGTTCGACAAAGGGGCTACGAAGGACGGCATGATCGCCATGCTCCATCGGCCGGGCAACATGAAGAAGTGCCCGAAGGAGCTGGCCAAGATCAAGCGGAAGTGAAGGGACGTTCATTCAACCTCAGCAAGGAGGCAACCGTGTTAGTGCTATCCCGCAAGAAGGAAGAGCAGATTGTGATCGGCGACCTCGTGACCATTACCGTGGTTCAGATCCGCGGCGACAAGGTGCGGATTGGCATCGAAGCGCCGGCCGAAGTGACCATCCACCGGCGCGAGGTTTACGACGCGATCCGCGCGGAGGAAGAACGACGACGAAAGGAGCAACAAGGAGAAAACCCATGTTGAGAATCATGCCACGCGTCGGCAGCCCAACGGAGCCCATGCTTCCGGTCCATATCCGCTGGATAATCCGGCGCGACATGCCGGAGGTGCTTGCCATCGAGCACGAGTCCTTCGAGTTCCCTTGGCGGGAGGAGGACTTCATCCGCTGCCTGCGCCAGCGCAACTGCATCGGCATGGTGGCCGAACACAACGATCGGGTCGTCGGGTTCATGATCTACGAGCTGTCCAATAGCCGGATCCAGGTGCTCAATTTCGCGGTGACGTCCGGGCATCGCCGCCGCGGCGTGGGATCGCAGATGGTCGCCAAGCTGATCGACAAGCTCTCGGCCCAACGCCGCACGCGGATACTGCTGGAGGTCCGCGAGACGAACCTGACTGGCCAGTTGTTCTTTCGTGCAATGGGCTTCCGTGCGGTGTCGGTCTTGCGCAGCGCCTACGAAGACACGCCGGAAGATGCCTATCTGATGGTCTACCGGCTTGGTCGCTGCGTCGAGCAGATCTGCGATGAGGGGAGGTAGCCATGCCCGTCTACGTCGATCCTCTCATGACATGCGTCCCGTCGCGGCAATGGCGGTGGAACCGGGCGTGCCACATGTTCGCCGATTCACTCGACGATCTGCACGCCTTTGCCAAGCGGCTGGGGCTCAAACGCGAGTGGTTCCAGGCCAAGCCGCGATTCCCTCACTACGATCTCACGCCGTCGAAACGGCCCCAGGCGGTTCGCCTGGGGGCGGTCGAGGTCGAGCATGAGTTCGCGATCGAGTTCCGCCGCAAGCGACAGGAGGCCGGCCAGGCGGCCCCGGAACAGGTCGCCGAGGAAAGCATGGTCAAAGCCCTCACGATCTGCGAGCCCTACGCCTCGGCGATCATGTTGCCCGGCTCGGATCTGCGGGCCAAGCGGGTCGAGAACCGGAAGTGGCAGACGAACTATCGGGGCCCGCTGGTGATCCACGCAGGCCTTTCGGAGGAGTGGCTCGACTCGTGGAGCTGCGGGCCGATCCCTGAGCCGTTGCACTTCGGCAAGGTCCTCGGCCTAGTCGACCTGGTCGCCTGCCTGCCGATCGCGCGGATCCGCAACTCCGCGCCGCTTGGCCAATACGAGTGGATCCGCACGCACCCGCACACCGAAGGGCCCTGGTGTTGGGTGCTCGAACGCCCGCGGCGACTGGTCGAGCCGTTCGACCACCGCGGCGTGCAGGGCCTGTGGGCAATTCCGAAGAAGCTGTTTGCCGGCCGTCAATGGGCGGCGGGAGGTGCCGGATGAAGAAGCGCCAAGCGCGGAAGATCGTCAAGCGTCTCGTCAGCGATGGGCCGTTGTTGGCCTGGAAGCCTACCTCGCAGAAGCGGGCTTTGGTCGTGTCATGGCGATCGGCGCGGCGGGCGCTCCATCGCTTTGCCGAGGCGGTTCGACGTGTTAGGGAGAAATGCAATGCACGCCATTGAGGTCCGACGACTGAAGCCAGGGGACAAAGTCTATGCCAGCGACGGCGGTTGGGAACACGAATGCACCGTGACTGGCGTTTCTCGCCACGAAAGCGGTCGGGGGTGGGTGATCGCGTACACCTACACCGATAGCGAGGGTCGCACGCGGTGTGGGCAGAAGAACGCAAGGAACGTGACCAAGTTGTAAGGCCGCGAAGGCGGCGGGAGGAAAACCATGAATCTTGCATGGGGCGTGTCAATCGGGATCTGGGCGTTTGGGGTGCTCGTGCTGGAGGTCGCGGCCTGGGAGGCGAGAAATCGCGACCGGATCTGGGGCTACGCGTCGCGGCTTTCGACCGAGGAGCGGATCGCCATGACGGCCTGCATCCTCGCCTGGCCCGTGGCCGTGCCCGTGCTCATCGTCTGGGGCCTGGTTGAGGTGTGGAGGGACAACCTCCTGGAAGTGCAGCAGTCACAAGCGGCAGACCGCCCGCCGGCGGAAGGAGGAGACAAGTGATCTGGGAAGCGACATTTGTGTACGGTGCTTGCGTGGGAGCGTATCTGGCCGGCGTGCTCTTGTTGGCGTCGGGCTGGATCTTCTCGCTGAGTGATCCTCTGGCCCCCACGCCTTCGGTGCGGTTCGGCCTGGCGATCCTGATCCTCTGGCCGATCGTGCTGCCGATGATCCCGCCCACGTCCTGGTACCTGCAGCGGCGAAACCGGCGGCTGATGGCCGAAGCGGCTCGCAAATGGGAGGAGCAACTTGACTGGAACCACGACGACCCGACGACGTGATCGGCTCGTGTTGGCCACGTTGCGGCATCACGGCCCGATGTGCGACGACCAGCTCGCCTGGTGGCTCTCGCACTTCGGCCTGAAGGGAGACGCCGTTGGGCGAATCCGCCGGAGGCTGACCAAACAGGGCCATGTGCAGTTTGCTCGGAAGTTCACACTGACGCGGAAGTCGCGATGGGCACAAATGTGGAAAGTGGCAGAGGCCAAGCATGAGTGAAGAACGGACGGACGTTTGCCGCGACTGCGGCGCGGAGCTGGTGAATATCCCCGGGACGCCGCACGCCGTTTGCCCCAACGGGCACGGCCGGCTCGTGCGACGGTTCAGCCGTGACGAGCGGAAGGCCCTGCGGCTCGCGCGGAAATGGGGGCCCCTGCCCCAGGCCAAGCGGATCCGGCCGCACGGCAAGCGATGGGTGATCGACGGCCAGGAGGGCGAGTGGATCTTGGCCCGTGACGACAATCGCCTCGCGGTCCCCCAGGATGCCCACCTCGACGTCGGCGAACTGTTGGCCAAGCTCCACATCGTCCGCCGCCGGTTCCACATCGACGCCCGCGGTCGGAAGTACGAGACTCACCACGCCTACTACGTCTGCCGCTGGTTCGAGCGGTATGAGCGGCACAACCAAAAGGGAGAACGACATGATCCTGCCTGACGAACTCAACGTCGATCTGACTGACATCCTCGGCCGTCCCAACTTCGCTTGCGGCCCCATCGCCCAGGTCCTGAGAAAGGGCGGCATGGCCATCCCAACGCATGCCGAGGAAGAACAGGCACACGTGCTGTTCTGGTTACTTGGCTTGTACGTCGCGCATGGTTCCGACTGGCGAGGGGAAGCCGATCGGCGGCTCCGGACGATTATCGAGGACGCCAAGAAGGCCGGCTGAGCAGTCCTCTTGCCCCATTCATCCTTCTGCATTGAGCATTCATCATTTCCGCCGCCCCCCTTCCCAAAACGCCCTCCATTTCGTAAGAAATAGGCAGTGCTCCAAGGGTGGTCGATGCACCGGCCAGCCGACGATACCCACTTTGCAAGAGGTGTGTTGCCCGTCGGCTGGCCTCTTTTTGCTTCTTGGCGCGGGCCAGGGCGGACCGGTAGGCTAGTGAGTATGGGCGAGCCCCCGGAAATCAACCGCGCGATCCCCGCGACTGCCGGCGAGCTGCGATTCGACTGCTCGCGGTGTGGCGCTCGCATCGTCGCCGTGCGCGGCCGCGACGGCTCGGTCCGCTTCCACGCCCCGCCTTCCGACGGCGATCCTCACCCCGAGCCGATCCACGCCTGTCCCCGCTGTAAGAATGCCCTGCCCTCGATCTCCTGGTCGGCGCTCAAAGAGCAGGTCTGGCAGTGATCTTCCTTCTAGCTCCTAACTCCTAGCTCCTTCCTCCTGGCCCATTTTTGGCCTTGCGCTATCCGGCCCCCGTGTGCTAGGCTGACTTGTGGCAACACACCGCGACCGGAGGCCGACTTGGCAATTGCTCTGGAGACGGTGGAAGAGATCAAGCGCTTGGGGCGGGCGAGGCGGCCAATCCGCCAGATCAGCCGGCTGACCGGGGTCAGCCGCGGCACGGTGGCGGCGATCCTGGAGGGTCGTTGGCGGGCCCGAAGTCGCAAGCGCAAGCCTCCCGAAGAACCTCCCTCCGGGCCGTTTCGGCGCTGCCCGGGCTGCGGGGGCATGGTCCTCATGCCCTGCCAGGCCTGCAGGGCGCTGGACGCGAAACGCCATCCTCCGGCCGACAGCGACGAGGAGCCGGCTCCCCTGTCGATCGACCTCACGGGCCGGGAGCTGTGTCGCTATCGCCACATCCGCCGCAAGCGCGCGTCTCAGAGCGGCGATCCCTAGGCCTCCCCTCCTCTGAGATTCTGCTTGAAAAGTGAGCCACCTGTCTGCGCTGCTGAGGGCTGTTCGATTCGTCGTTTCTGTTCACTCACACGGGAGGTAGAGAGATGCGATCGTTCGCACGAATCGCGGCAACCCTCGCGCTAGTCCTGATCGTCGGGCTAGTGGCGTGCGCCGCACGGGCCGCCGACATCACGGGGCCCGAAAAGATCGACGCCTATCGGCTGATCGACCACAGCACGGTCAACCCGGCACTCTGGGAGGTCGAGCCGTCGACGGGCGTTGATCTGAGGCAATCGCAAGACGGCAAGTCCGTCGTCTGGGTCGCGCCGCCGGGCAAGTACAAGGTCGTGGCGACCATCGTGTTGATTGACTTCGATAAGCGGAGCTGGTCGATCCAGAAGGCCGTCAAGGAGGTGGCCATCTCCAGCCCAAACCCTCCGCTACCCCCGGATCCGGACCCGCAGCCGGAGCCGGGGGCAAAGTATCAGGTAGCGATGTTGGTCGAGTCGGGGGCGTTGGACAACTTGCCCCGAGCCCAACAGGCGATCCTGGCCAGCCTCAAGCTCCGGGACGAGTTGGCCAGGCGGGGCCATCACCTGGTGGGAGTGTTGGAGGTGGACCAGTCCAAGGATGCCCCGGCGGCGTTTGCCCCGTGGTACGAGGCCGTTAAGGGCCAGTCTCCACCGCGGCTGGCGATCGCACCCGTGGCCGGCGGCGCGATCACCGTCCATCCCCTGCCGGCCGACGAGTCCGCCCTTTGGAAACTGCTGGGAGAGACCCTATGAGGCAGATCTACGGTGATCACAACTACCAATCGCTCCTCGCGAGCCGGCCGGGCGGCGACGCCTCGCCGGGGTTCCTGCCGCGCCGGAGCGTCTATGGCTCGGATCGAGCGATGCTGATGGGCCTCTTGCCGATGGGCGACGAGCCCGATTTGTTGATTCCTGTCGCCGACTTCAAGGCGGTGATCCAGGACTGCATCGAGCGGCAAGTCTTCGCCGTTTATCACCAACGACGCAGCGGCGTGCTGGCCGGCGGCTGGTACCAGAAGACCTACAACCTGTGTTGGGCCTACGGCGTGACCATGGCCACGATGGACGTGCGCGCGACGGAAGGCCAATCGCCCGTGCGTCTCTCACCGTTTTCGCTCGGCTGGCTCACCGGCTGGAAGAACCGCGGCTATTACTGCGACGAGGCGATCGCCGGAGCGCGTACGCGAGGCATCGCCAGTGCTGCATTCGTCCCCGAATACAGCCTCGATCACACGAGCTTCCAGAAGGGATGGGAAGAGGACGCGCTTCGGCATCGTCCGACCGAATGGTGGGACACGCGGCGGAAGGCCGGAGCAAGGGAGATGATCCGTCAATGCCTGTCGATCCTCGCCACCGGGAAGCCTCTCTATGTCGGCTACAACTGGTGGGGCCACGCGCTGGAAGCCTGCGGGATGGAATGGGACGAGTCGGTCCCCGACGGGATCGTCTGGCTGCTTCGCAACTCGCATGACGAGGAGGACGTGATTCGCCTCTCCGGCGAGAAGGGCATCCCCGACGAGGCCTACGGCGTGCGGTCGACGACCTGGGCATGAGTGGATTGGGTGAGGTGGCAGGCGTTTGAGTATTGGACGTTTTCCAGCGTGGTCACTTTCCTTCGAAGGAGTCTATCGTGTTGAATCGCATCATCGTGGAAGCGGCGGTCGAGCGGATCCAGCGGCAGCAAGAGGACGATCGGGAGGTCGCCACTCCGGCGACCATCGTCGCCCCGCCGGTGGTCAATGATCAGGCCGAGGAGCCGCGGGAAGGCATCAAGGACCTGATCGAGCGGCTGACCGAGAACCTCCAGAACGTCAGCCCGGAAGAGGCCGAGGTCATCATGGCGAAGATCACCGAGGCCGCCGCGGCCTTCGCGGCCGGCCGGTGGCTTGTCGGCGGCCTGGCGATCGCGGCCGCGTTCCGCCTCTATCGGGACGCGATCAAGAGCTGACACACTTGCCCGATGAAGGGCAACGACAGTAGCCCCGGCCGTCGCTTGTGGCGGCCGGGGCTCAGCTCATGTCGAGCGGATGAAAGGGTAAATCATGGGACTGGACTGGATGGCGATCGCCGAGCGGATGGGCCCTCCGATGCTCACCTTGGCCATTGTGCTGGCCGGGATCGCATGGGTGCTTAAACGGCTCTTCGAGGCTGACAAGGGCATCTGCACGAGCCTTGCTGCCCGCGTGGGCGACCGGGCTGTGACATTCTTCGACAAGTTGGAGGCCAAGCTCGATCGAGGCGAGGCCACTGCCGAGGAGCACCAGAAGGCGATCATCCGCCTTGAGGGCAGCACGATCCCACTGCGGCGAGCGGGCGTTCTCCACGCCCAGGCATTGGCGAAGATCGGCAACAAGGTGGGCGCCGACGTCTCTGCCGAGGCCGAGGAGGCACGCCGGGCGCTTGAGGCGGGCTGATCATGTATTCGTTCCACCTGGCCAATGCACTCGTACGACGCAACGTGAAGGACATGCCGATGAGCACCGATGGAGTACGCATGCCGCAGCAATACGGCGATCAGAACAAGCACGCACTGGAGCGGTGGCGCGTCGCAAGAGCCAGGGGCCTGGACTTCAGCGAAGTGGTCTGCGACTTTGCGGCGAGGATCGGCCTCCTACCCCCCCACGGGTCCTCCCCCAGGGGGCGACCGAGCGACGGGGCCCCCTACGATAGCGCGGATTCGGCGCTTGGCCAGGTTTGAAAGGTCTTCCTCCTCCTCCCTATGGCCCTCTTCCGGCCGTGGTGGCCCTGGCAGGGGCAGGCCAGGGCCACGGGGCCGAATAGCACGGAGTGCCTACCATCGCAAGGCAGAAGGCTCCAAAGCGGACCGTCGTCCGCACGAAACCGCAGCTCGCCGCGGAGATCGATCGCGGGGTGCGACAGATCACAGAGTACCTGCAGCGCGGAATGCCTCGGGAGCCAGGCGGCGGCTACTGCGTCGAGGACTGCCAGGCCTGGATCGAGGCGAACATCCGGCCGACTGGCCGCGGCGACGAATCCGACGAGCAGAGCCAGCGGGCGTATTGGGAGGAGTACAAGGTCCGGGAGCAGGCGCTCTTGGAGGAGCTGAAGCGGAAACGCGAGGAGGGGAAGCTCGTGGAGATAGAGCCGATCCTTAACGAATGGAAGCAGCACATCAGCGAGGCCAGGTCGCTCCTGGAGGCGTTGCCCGACCGGCTCGTGGCCGTGCTCCCCGATGCGACGGCGGCCAAGGTGCGGAAGCGGATCCGCGCGGCCGCAGTGAAGGTCGTCGACGAGGCGCTCAACCGCCTAGCGGATCTGCTATCGGATCCGGCCGTGGCGGCTCCGGAATCAGCGTGAAGGAATGCCCGTGCGTCTTCTGACTGTGGTGTTGCTGTTGGCTATGACTCTCGATCCGATCACGAGGTTGCGACAGGCGGGGGCGGACGCCTGGCGTCCTCCGGCCGAGCGACCGGTCCGCTCCGATTGGTGCTGTTCGCATATCCGGTTTCCGAAGGAGGTCGGCGCGCAGCCCGGGCGCTTCGACCTCGACACCCATGCCTATCTCCGCGAACCGCTCGACGCCGTCGACGATCACGAGGTCCGCGAGATCGTGTTTATTGGCGGCACGCAGATCGGCAAGACTTCGTACCTTCACGCGAACCTCTTGAGCCAGGAGGCGGTCGATCGGGCTCCGATGATGTTCGCCGGCCCCGATAAGGTTTTCATCCGCGAGCAGCGCGACGTGATCTACCGGCTCGCCGAAGAGATTCCCGAACTGGCCGGCCAGCTCTTGCCCGAACATCTGCGCAACGATCGGACGATCGATCTGGAACACTGCCGGATCTACCTGGCCTGGTCGGGCTCGACGCAGCGGCTCTCCGGCCGGGCGTGCAAGAAGGTGCTTTGCTCGGAGGTCGACCGCTGGCAGCACAGCCCGTCGCTAGCCTCGGAGCGCACGAAGGCCTTCTTTGGATCGACGACGACGATCTTCGAGGGCACGCCTGTCGGCGAGTCGCCCTACATGCACGACCTCTACGACGCGAGCGACCGGCGGACCTTCCGCGTGCCGTGTCCGAAATGCGGTCACTACCAGGAGCTGCGATTCTTCCCGCACAAGGGCGGACCTCACGCCGGCCGCGGCGGCGTCGGCGGACTGAAGGACGAGAAGGGCAACTGGCGCACGCCCGAGGAAGGACGCAAGGCAGCTCACTACATCTGCGAAAAGGGCTGCACCTTCGACAGCCAAGAGAAGAACGAGGCGGTTCGGCGCGGCGTCTGGGCGCCCGAGGGCTGCCAGGTCACGGAGGACGGCAAGGTCACGGGGGCACCCAAGCATCCGGGCCGGCGTCGAGGTTACCGCGTTGGCTCGATCTATTCCGAGACGATCACGCTCGGCGACATGGCCGAGAAGTACTTGACGGTCCGCGACTCGGAAGAAGGCCTGCGAGGTTTCTTCAACGACTGGCTCGGCCTCCGCTTTGAGCCGCGGGGAAACGCGCCCAAGTGGAAGGAGCTCGGGATCCGGCTGGCGTCCCACTATCCCATGGGATCGGTGCCCAAGGAGGCCTATTTTCTCACGGCCGGGGCCGACGTGCAGAGCCATGGCGTCTTCTACGTGATCCGGGCCTGGGGTGACAAGAAGACGTCCTGGCTCGTCGAGAAGGGCTATCTTCCGAAGAAGACGCACGGCGATGAAGACGACGTGCAAGAGGTCCTGGCCAGTGACCTGGCCCAACTCGAAATGCTGCTGGCTCGTCGCTGGAACGTGCTGGGCGAAAACCCGCTCGGCTATTCGCAGCTCGCGGTCCGCTTGCTGGCGATCGACTGCGGTCACCGTCCGACCGACGTCTTCAACTTCGTCCGCGCCCACCCGGGCGGCCGCGTCCTGGCCGTGTTCGGCGATCCGCGGATCGTTCCCGGTTCGCTTTTCCGCCCGGCCCGGGGCGATCGCAACGCACGCACCGGAAAGCCGTATCCCGACGGCGTGCGTCCCTGGGGTGTCGAGACGAACGCCTATAAGACCGAGATCGCCGGCCGATGGATGGCCGACCGCACGCAGCCCGGCGTCTGGTGGCTCCCGGAAAACATCCTCGACGTCGAGGGCGGCGAGGATTACCTGCGGCAGATCACGGCCGAACGGCGCGAGGCGGCCGCCAAAGGCAGAGCGGAACAATGGGTGCTGCCGAGTCACGACATGCCCAATCACTACTGGGACGGCGAGGTCTACGCGATCTGCGCCGCCGACATGGTCGTCGGTTGTGAGTGGGAGGCCGCTAATTGGCCCTGGGCATCGCGGCCGGCCGAGCCGACTCCAAAATCATCCGAGCAGATCGCCGCGCGGGATCTGCCCCCGGAAGACTTTTCCGCGCGCTAACCCGAGGGAGAGAATCATGGCCAAGACGCCACGTAAACCGTCCGACGATGAGATCCAGGCCAACAAGAGCGACGTCGAGGGCCGTCCGCCGGCGCTCGGAATCGACATGCCTGCCGAGGCCTCCCAAGCCGCGGCCACGTCGGATGCGCCGGCATCCTCGCCGGCCGAGCCTGTGCAGAAGGGCCGGCAATCGGCCGCGCCGTTCTGCCCCTATCATCCCGACACGCGGTGCGAATCACGCGGCAGCACGCCGCATTTCACGCGGTACTACTGCCCCGTCGAGGGCTGCACCTTTTCGATCAAGCAGCAACGGCCCGATATCCGCCGGCGGATCGCCGAGCAGGACGAGGATTTCTCCGCGAGGTGAACCATGGTCCACAAAGTCTTGCCCATTTCGCCGGAAATAGGTCCGGCTTGGCTGGTCGACTGGATCCGCTCGCCGCCTCCTGATGCGGCGGAGATCGCATCAGCGTTCCAGGATTTTGGCCGGAGACTTCGAACGCAGAAGGATGCCATGATCCTCGATATCATTGCGGGGACGACCTCATCGGGTCACCCAGAAGGGAAAGAACAGTGACCGCCAAAGCTCCGCAACTGCCTCCGCTCCCGCCAGGCGTTCGCTCCTCGCGGGACCTCTGCAACTGCGACGCGCCGGATGGCGAGATGCATCGGCCGTGGTGCGGACTCATGCAGTGGCTTCACGCGAACCAGAAGCCTGCGCCGCCTCCGCCACCGCCGCCGAAGCGTCGGTGCCCCCATTGCGGTAAGCCTCTGTAGCCTCTCCCCGCGCCCAAGGGATGCCGCTTCCAAACATTGGAAACCCGACGTCGAAAACTGGGCCGCGGGGGAGGCATGATGGGCTCTCCACTCGATTGCACCTCTTTGTTTCGCACCTTCGACCAGAGTTGGAGAGATATCATGCCTCGGCCGTTCTACCGCCGCGCCGGAATCGCGATCTACCATGGCGACTGCCGCAAGATCCTGCCTTTGCTCAAGCCCGAGAGCGTTGACCTGGTGCTGACCGATCCGCCCTATGGGATCGGCTTTCAGCGTCAGGACCTGGCGGCCGCACGCCGGCGAGATCTCGGAAAGAAGCGCAGGACGTCGCGGGCGATCGCCAACGACGACGACCGGGCGGATCCGCTCTTCTATCACCTGCTGGCCGAATCGGTCCGGCTCCTGAAGCCAGGCAGCTACTGTTGCTGCTGTTGTTCCGGTGGCGGCGGTAGATCGGTCAACCTCGCCTGGTGGATCCTGGCCATGTCCAAGGTGTTTGAGTGGGAGCAGGCCGTGGTCTGGGACAAAGGACCGATGGGGCTCGGGTGGCGCTATCGGCGATCCTACGAGCTGGTCCTCGTCGGGCGAAAGCCAGGCGGCAAGGCGGCCTGGTACGACACGACGCACCGCGTCGAAAACGTGATCCGCGACATCCGAAAGATCGTGCCCCGCCAGCATCAGCACCCGACGGCCAAGCCGGTCAAGCTGATGGAGAAGTTCATTCTCTTGCACACCAAACCGGGCGACCTGATCGTCGATCCGTTCATGGGGCACGGCCCGACGCTCGTCGCCGCGGAGCGACTCGGCCGGCGAGCGATCGGGATCGAATACTCGCGGGCCAACTGCCGGGCCGCGGTCGAGATGCTCCAGGCCGACCGGGATGCCCGTCGCTGATCGCCCTCTCATGAGGGGCTACCTTCCAAAGTTTGGAAGGTAGCCGGCGAAAAGTGGGCCACCGGTCTGGCAAGATGGATCGCCATGGCCGCCACGCTCCAGCAAATCGTCGATGCTTACGGGGACCTGATCCTCAAGCTCACCCAGGAGCCGACCCAGGAATACACCGTCATGGGCCGGACCTGGAAAGCCAAGGATCTGCCGCGGCTCACCGACACCTACCTGAAGCTCCAGGAGCGGCTGGCGGCTCAGGGCAGTTCTCAGTTCTTCCTCGCTGAACCGTTTGAACGTTGACCCAATGCCCAATGACGCCGAAGTCCGCGCGTTCTTGACCAGCCTGGCCGAAGCGCATCGCCAGGCGGAGATCTCCGCCGCCGAGCCGTATCGTGCGGGCGAGGTCAATCGGCTCAATCGGTCCTGGCAGCCCGAGCACCATTCGGGCGACGGGGCGGTCGGGACCAACTGGGACCTTGTCACCCGGCGAGTGCGCGATTTGAAGCGCAACGACCCGGCGATCATCGCCCTGCAGGGGACGTTGGTCGACCATGTGATCGCCCGCGGCATCGGCACGACGGCCGACGTCACGATCGACGGCGAGCTGGAAGAGGACTTTTGCGAGGAGTCCGACGACCTCTGGGACGAGTGGTGCGACGACGAGGCCGACCTGGAAGGTAAGCTCCCGTTCGGCCACATGCAGCGGCAGTTCTTCCACGAGCTTCTGGAGACGGGCGAAGGCCTGACGCTGCGCTGCTGGCGCAACGACCCGGGCCGGCTGATCCCCTTGTGCTATCAGAACCTCGAGGCGGAGCAGCTCGACGTCTCCAAGGACCAGCCTCGCGGCCAAAATCAGAACGAGATCCGCCGCGGGATCGAATACGACGCCGACCACCGGGTCGTGGGCTATTGGCTCTTCGACGCCCACCCCAACGACCCCTATGCCCACTACTCGAGTAAGTCCCAATTTGTTCCCGCCGACCGCGTGATCCACATCTGCCTGCCCGGGCGCCCGAGCGCGAGCCGCGCGATCAGCCTCCACACGGCGATCACCCAGTCGGCCCGCGACCTGGACAACTACCTGGGGAGCGAGTTGACCGCCGCAATCATCGAGTCGCTGTTTACGCTGGTCCACAAGACGGGAGCCCCCGGCGCGGGCATGGGGTTCGTGGGCGATGGTTCCGACCCCGACGGAGCGGACGGGCTCGGCAATCCACGGATACGCCTGGGACGCGGCATCGTCTGCCAGATCCCGAAGGATGACGACATCGAACCGATCAAGGTTCAGCGGCCCAACAGCCAAGCCCGGGCGTTCATCGACTTGATCCTGATGCTCATCGGGATGGGCGGCGGCGTTTCCCGGTATCGGCTTACGCGCGACTACAGCGGCACGACCTACGTGGCCGCCCGCGCGGCTCGGCTCGACGACAAGTCAGGCTTCGAACCAACGCAGGACTATCTTGGCAAGCGGCTCCCTCGCGTCGTCCGGCGGGAGTGGACCAGGGTGATGGCGGCCTATGGTCAGTTCCGGACCTTGTCGGCCACTCAGTTCCGCAAACAGGAGCGGCGGTGGACCCGGACCGCCTTGCTTTACCCGGCCGTAGACGAGATCGACACCGAGAAAGAAACCGATGCCGACCTCGCCGCGATCGCCGGCGGGATCGAGACGCTCGAATCGATCTGTGCCCGCAAGGGCCGTAACTGGCGGCGCGTGCTCAAGCAGCGAGCCCGCGAGGTGGCCTACGCCAAGCGGCTCGGGCTGGAACTGAACTACGACCGGCCGAGCACGCCGGCGAAGCCCCGGGCTTCCGACGAGGCCGGGACAGGGGCGAACCGGACCACCGAGGACTGACCCATTTCGCGAGAAATGCCATGCCGATCCGCAGCACCAAGAAACATCAAGCCCGCCGCCTGGTCAAGGCCGTCTGCTCGACGCCCTGGGCGATTCTCCCGACGAAGCTGGAGGAGATCGTCGAGCTGATCAACTTGCGGGCAGCCGGGTTCGAGCTCACGCCCGAGGAGATCCGCCAGCGGATCGGCGTGCACGCGGAGGAACGCGGCCAGTCGGGCCAGGCCCAACGGCCCTATGAGGTCGTGGGCGGCGTGGCGGTGATCCGCCTGCAGGACGTCTTGGCTCCGAAGCTCAATCTGATGATGGAGTTCTCGGGCGGCACGTCGACCGAGCAGTTCGCCGCGGCGGTTCGCCAGGCGACGGCCGACGACCAGGTCAAGGCGATCCTGATCGCCGTCGATTCGCCCGGCGGTTCGGTCCTCGGGCTGGAAGAGGCGGCGATCGCGGTCCGGGCCGCGAGGGCCGTCAAACGCACGGTGGCCGTGGCCAGCCCGATGGCCGCCTCGGCGGCCTACTACATCGCCGCGGCCGCCGACGAGGTCGTGGCCGCCCCCGACGCGATGGTCGGCTCGGTCGGCACGTTCTCCGTGCACCTGGAGACGTCGAAGGCCGACGCCCTAGCCGGGCGCAAGTACACGGTAATCTCGGCCGGTCAGTTCAAGGCCGCGGCCAATGGCTACCAGCCCTTGGACGACAAGGGCCGGGCGGTGATCCAGGAGATGGTCACCGACTATTACGAGCAGTTCGTCGGCTCGGTCGCGACCAGCCGCGGGATCCCCGTCGACGAGGTCAAGCGGAACTATGGCGAGGGGAAGGTCCTCATCGCCCAAAAAGCGAAGGCGGCCGGACTGGTCGACCGCATCGCCACATTATCGGACATTCTGGCGGAGCTGGCCCAAACTCCCACGCGACCCGGCCCGGCGACCGCCCGTAGCTCCACCACCACTGTCAGACAGGAGAGTTTTGCGATGGACAAGATCAGAGCGAAGTTGGTCGCCATGGGGCTCATCAAGGCCGACGCGAGCGAGGACGTGGTCCGCGCCGTGCTGGCCGCCTGGTTCGGAGGCCGCGGCCGCGCCGTACCGCAGGGCGAGGCCGAGACGCTGGCCGCCCTTGACGAGCAGCCCGGGACGCAACAGACGTCGACCCAGCAAACGACCACGACCCAGCAGACCACCACGACCCAACCGACGGGCGCCGGCACGACGACCACGGCGACCGGATCCGCCGGCCAGGGCACCACGACGGGCGCCGCGAGCGGCACGCAGACGATCGCGCAGACGCGGACGCCCGAGCAGATCCTCGCCGACGAGCGCGAGCGCGCCCGGGAGATCCGCGCCCGGGGCGAGCTGTTGGGCGTCGAGGCCGCGGCGATCGACGCGGCATGTGAGAACGGGACGAGCATCCAGCAGTTTTTGCTGGACGCCACCAACGCCCAAGCCGGGAGGGAGCGAGCTGTGAACCGATTGCAGGGCGGACCGTCGACGCAGGACAAGTTCAACGACGTGGCCACCGCGGCCCTCTGCTCGCGGCTGGGGATCCAGGGCCAGGGGCAGCAGCCGGCCGGCGCCGCCGACCTCCAGCACCGCTCGCTGACCTGGTACGCCGAAGAGTGCCTGCGGATCTGCGGCGAGCGGGCGGTCGGCGCGCCGGTCGACATCGCCGCGGCCGCGCTCCAGTCCGGCCCTCAGGCCTCGATCATGATCCGCGGAAGCGCCGGGGCGCCGATGCACGGCCCGGGCAGTTTTCCCGGCCTCATGTCGACGCTGGCCAACCGGATCCTCGACGCGTCGGACCGCGGCGCGGAGACGACCTACCAGACCTGGGCGGCCCGGATGGACAGCGTCCCCGACTTCCGCCCGCAGACGGTCTACCAGGTCGGCGAGTTCGGCGAGCTGCCGTTGCACATCGACGGCAAGGATTTCGAGCAGTCGACGTTCGGCGAAGAGGCGGCCTGGATCCAGGTCGACTCCTACGGCGACGAATTCGGCCTGACCCCGGTGATGGTCGCCAATGACGACCTGGGCGGCTTCCAGGAAGCGCTCCTGGACAAGCAGAACGCCCACGACCAGACGCTGAACCGATTGTGCGTCAACGTCCTGGTGGGCAATCCGGTGATGATGGACGGCAAGACGTTCTTCCACGCCGATCGCGGTAACATCCGCGCCCAGGGGAACCCGCCCAGCGAAACCGAGTTGGCGGCGATGCGGCTCCTGTTGCGCAAGATGACGGGCGTCTCCAACAAGCGCAAGCTCAACTACTCGCTGGCCCACACGGTGATCCCCGAGGACCTGGAGACGACCACGGAGAAGCTCTTGGCCAACCTCCAGGTGGTCCCCGCGGGGACCAACGACGCCCAGATCTTCCGCAACCGCGTGGGCTGGTCGGTCGAGCCGATGCTGTCCGACGCCTCGTCGATCGTCTGGTACGGCTTCGCGCCGATCAAGCGGGCTCGGGCGATCGTCTACACCTATCTCCGCGGCTATGAGCGGATGGTGGTTCGGCGCTACGTCAACCCCAAGAACCAGTGCCTCATGTTCCAGTATGAAGGCCGATTCGCGGCGGCCGCCCGCAACCCGCGAGGCGTGATCCGCAACGCCGGCACCGGCGCCGCCGGCTAGTGCCCTTGCGGCAAGTGAACCAGGCCGCGGCCCGGGCCCTTTTGGTTGGCCCGGGGCCGCGGCCGCCCTGAGGCGACCTCAAACCAACCCCGTAACTCACTCGGAGAGTCCTGACCATGCACGTCATCGTTCACGACTTCACGTTCCCCGGCAAGATGACCCCGCCCCTGACGGCCAACGCCGATGGCGGCGTCTGGTGCAAGGCCGACACGTCGGCCGCCGGCGCCCCGACCCTGGCCGCGGCCGGCGGCTATATGGTCGGCCAGTTGGCCAATAGCGACGAGGCCGAAAATCTGTGCTTGTATTTCGGCGACTCGTTGTCGTTCGACATCGACGACCTCCTGAGCGCCGAATTCTGGATCAAAGTGTCCGGCGCATTGCCCGCCGGGACTGATCTGGCCTTCGGGCTCTGCAGCGCTCGGGCCGATGCGATCGACGACCTGGCCGCCCACGCCTCGTTCCGTCTGCTCGGTGCCGGCACCGGGGCCTCCGCCCTGACCGTCGAGACCGACGACGGGACGCACGACGTCGACGACATCGCCGCCGGCCAAGCCCTCGGCACCACGCTAAAGCGGTTCGTCATCGACTTTGCCTCGGGCGTCCAGACCGTGGCACCGCCGGGTCTCTCCAAAGGCGGCAAGGCGGCGGTCAAGTTCTCGGCCGACGACAGCCGTGGCAACCTGCAGGTGGTCGCCGTCAATCAGCTCTTCGACATGTCGGGCTATGCCGCGGGCCTGCAGCCCTACGTGCAGATTCAAAAGACGGGCGGCGCGGGCACCCCGAGCTTCTCCCTCCGCCGCGTGCGGATCACGGAGCGGCTCTTGGCGTGACGCGCACGACCCACGTGGCCAGGCCTCGCCGGCGAGGCCTGGCCCTGTTTGAGACTTGTCCCCAGCCCCAGCCACAAACCGCTTATGTCGCTCAAGGATCTGATGGCCGAACATGCTCGCACGGTGTTCCTCAACCGGGAGCACTTTGGCGAGACGGCCGTCTATCAAGAGAACGGCCAGGAGCCACGCGAGGTCAACGGGGTCGGCCAGTACGCCAAGCCCGAGGACTTGAAGCGACCCGAGGAAGACGACGAGCAGGAGGAGTTGTGGTGGTACTGCCTGCGGGACGATGCCGCTGGCGGGATCGCCGCGCCCGAGCTCGGGGCCACGCTCCTTCGCCCGGACGATTCCGAAGATTCGCCCTGGACGTTCCAGGGCCAGGTCCGCAACGCCTCCGACGAGAGTTGGGAGCTGTTGTTCGCCCGCAACCGCCCACGCCGCTACGGCCTGCAGCCATGACCTACCTGCCTTCCAACTCGCCGCTCTACATGGGAGTGATCGGCGTCGATCGACTCCTCGCGGAGAGTCCCGCGTTTCGGCGGCGGGTCGGGGCGGCCACGGCCGAGCAGGCCCGGGCGAAGATCGAGGCCGTCGAGTGCGAGCTGGAGCCGGCCGACATGAAGGCCCACCGCCCGGTGGCGATCGTCTGGCCCGAGGACCTGGATTTCGTGTCGACCGGCGGCGGGGTGGGGCAGGTGTTCGCCGGCGGCGGCCGCGTCTGCGTGCTGCTGGCCGACAACGCCCGTTATCCGGGGATCGACGCGGTCAACCGTCGCAAGTCGGCCCTGGATTTCCTGGGCTGGGTCGGCGACGTGATCCAAGACCTTTTGGGCCACGCCGGCGAGGACGATCGCCTGGTGATCAACCGGCTCCGGATGCGCGAGCGCGACGGCGACGGCCCCTATCGATCGCCGACCAAAGACGAGCGGTCGGCCGGGAGCTTTTGGTGGGCCAGGTTTCACATCTACTGGGGCGAGGAGGTGTGACGATGGTTGGCTACCAGGTCCGCGTCACCCTCGATCGGCCGACGGATTTTTCGATCCGCGCATGGCGTGCCGTCAAACGCGAGGCCCACCGCCAGACGGTCCTCTACTGGCATCGGACCTACCTCAAGGGCCACTTCACCCAAGAGGCCCAGGAAAAGTACGGCTATCAGCCGCGCAGCGCGACGTACCTGGCCCGGCCCTTCAAGCGTGGCAAGCCGCCCCTCTATCACAGCGGCGTGACCTACCAGGCCGCAGTCCGCGGCACGCCGCTGGTGAGGGCGTTTGAGAACCGGGCCCGGCTGGACATGGCCACGCCGTCCTATGTGAAGATGCGCCCCGACCGGCGTTACAACACGCGGCCCAATCTGGGCGACGAGATGACCCGCGTGACCTACCAGGAGAAGCAGGACCTGGAGGCCTTTTTGCGCGACCGCCTTCAGGAAGGCATCGCCAACTACCGCGAAACCCAAACCATTCTCTGCGAGTGAGGTTTTTTGTCATGGGAACCGAAGCGAAGTGGTATCTGTATGGCTTGTCGGTCGGTGGGACCGTGATCACCCCGCTCACGGACGCGACGCCCGCGGCCAATACGGAGTTCATCACCGAGTACACGCCGGGCGGCCTCCTGCCGTGCTTCCGCGGCGCCCAGGGCGTGCGGCCGACGGTCGAGGCCAGCAGCCCGCGGATCAAGGCCGTGCTGGACCTCCTCGGATTTTTGGGCAAGGACTGCTCGGCGACGAACGTCGACCTCTACTACATGAAGGCCGGGGGGCACGCCTCGCGGTCTCCCATCGCCGACACGGTCCACAAGGCCGTGCGGGCCCGCCGGTCCCTGGTCTGCTGGTCCCGGCTGAGCGTGCGGCATGGCGGCAACGCGGCGGTCGACTTCCGCGTCGTGCCGACCTACGACGGCTCGAACGCGCCGCTGGTGGGCCTCGGGCAGATCGCGCTGCCGGCCGCCCCGCTGCCGACCGATCTCTACACGCTCGGGCCGGTCTCCCTCAATGGCACCGTGCTATCCGGAATCGACGGTTGGACACTCGACCTCGGCACCCAGATCGACGAGACCGCCTCGGACGGCGAAGAGTTCACTTCCTTCGTCGGCATCCGATCGGCCGATCCCGTGTTGACCGTCACCCACCCCGATCCCAAGTACTGGGAGACGCTGGGGCTCGACGGCCAGGCGGTGACGGCCTGCAGTTTCGCCCTGCGGAAGAAGGCCGTCGACAGCACGCGGAACGTGGCCGCGGCCACGGCCGCGCACGTCAAGTTCTCCAACACGGACAATCCCGGCGGCCTGGCCACGGTCCAGCGGACCAGCGGCGGCACGGGCAATGCCTCGTCGACCGAGCTGCGGATCGCCTTCCGCGTCAACGCGGCCGGCTCCGCCTATCCGTTGGCCGTCAACACGGCCGTCGCCCTGTAGGAGCACGCAGTTATTTCTCAGGAAATAGGTCGTCTTTCATTCATCCTTCTGCATTCATCATTCAGCATTTCCCCATCATGGCTCCTCCCCTCTACTTCTTTCCGAAAACCCAAGCGGCTCGCCTGGCTCCGGCCGGCAAGCTCGCCCGCTCGATCCTGGCTGCCCGAGGCCTCGACCAGGTCCTGGCCGACGTCGAGGGGACCGAGCATTGCGCGGTCGATGAGATTATCGGGGCGGGCCCCGGTGGCCTGTCCGGGACGATCCTCTCGGCGATGCCCGTCTCCGGCCCCGCGCCGGCCAGGCTCGGCTACTACCCTCAGTTCCAGACGTGGCAAGAGGTCGGCCCGGACCTCTGGATCGGGATCGACCGCGAGTATCCGCCCACGCCGGAGGACCTGGCCCGCCGCGCCCAGTTTGACGGCTATCGCATCAATGGCTGGCTGGTGCCCGTCCTGCGTGATCCCAAAGGCGGCACGAACCTGCCGAGTCGCTGGCGGTACCAGGGCGACGACGTGGTCGAAGAAGTCCGCGCGGAGTACTTGGGCCTCTGGCAACGGTGGGCGGAAGTGGCGGGGCTCTTCTTCGACGCCGACGCGCCCGAGGCCGACACCCTGCCGCTCACCCGGCGAGTCGATCTCTGCCTGGAGGTTCTCGGGCTCAACTACCGAGTGGGGCGGATCGAGCAGAACCTTTTGGACGTGGTGCAGCCCGACAACTGGATCTCGATCCTGATGGCCAGCGTCGACCTGCCCGGCTTCCGGGACGTCTTTGAGCAGGTCACAAAAAAAAAGACGAGCTTGAGTGGCCTCGCAATTGGCTCCGAGGCCTCGCCCCCATCGACTCCCGTGGAACCCGCTCCGCCCGCGTCGCCCGCTACCTCGCCTGGGTTCGAGGCCTCTTGCCCGGGCACTGCCCCAGCCACGGCGAGCTCCAGCTGGTCGCCCTCGGCGCAGGGATCCCCGACCCCACGATCGTCAACTACAACGTCGCCCGCTACCTGATCGCCCAGTAGGCAACCGATCCTCCCATGACCGCGACTTTCCAGATCGACTCCAAGGAGAACGTCAGCGAGCAGCTGTTCAAGATGGAACAGCAGGTCGTGCGGCTCCTCGAGCAGAATCGCCAGCTCGCCCGGCAGTCGCAGTCGGCCACGCGCGAGGAGAAGCAACTGCGCGAGCAGGCCCGACGGGTGATCGAGGAAACGCTGACGCCGCTGGAGCGGTACAACCAGAAGGTCGCCGAGCTCAACAACCTCCTGGAAAAGCAGAAGATCTCCCAGGACGTCTTTTCCCGCGCCTCGGCCCGGGCCAAGACGGCATTCGACTCGCAGGACCCGGGGAAGATCCAGGCCAGGAAGGACCAAGACAAGGCCGACGCCGAGGCGGCCCGCCAGGCCGAGGAAGCGAAGCGGGCCCAAGAGGAACTGGCCAAGGCGGCCAAGCAGGTCTTCGAGCAAACGCGCACGCCTCAAGAACGATACGAGGCGAGAATGGCGCACCTCAACAACTTGGTGAACCAAGGCTCGATCAACCTCGCCACCTACCAGCGAGCTGGCAAGCAGGCCATGGACCAGCTCAATCGCGATACGGGCCGCACGGCCGAGGAGATGGAGGAGACGGCCAAGAAGACCCGTGAGGCGGCGAGGGCCGAGGAGGAGCTCGGGCGGGCGGCCAAGCAGGTCTACGAGCAGACCCGCTCGCCCCAGGAACGCTACAAGCAGCGGTTGCAGGAGCTCAATGGCCTGCTGCAAAAGGGCAAGATCGACCACGACACCTACGGCCGGGCGGCCAAGAAAGCGCAAGACGATCTGGCCTCGGAGGAAGAGCAACTCGGTCGCAAAAAGAGCGGCATTGACGGAATGGTCATCAGCCTGGCCGGCATGGCCACCACCTACCTGTCGGTCCGCAACGCCGTGAGACTCGTCGTCAACGAGATCAACGCCCAGATCGAGGCTCAGAAGCGGGCCAAGGACGCGACCCTCAGCGAGGCCCAAGCCGAGGCCAACGCCCTGGTGAACCTCGGCGCGAAGACGACCACGGAACGCGACGCCTTCTTGAAGCGGATCGACGCAATGTCCTCTTCCACCGGCGTCTCGAAGCAGGATCTCTACCGCCGATCGGCCGACGCACTGTCCGCACGCGGAAACCTGTCCGTCGATCAAGCGATGGCCGCCGTCGGCGCATCGGCCCGGCTCCTGCCGGGCGACACCGAACAGGGAAAGGTACTCTCCGGCTCGGCGCTCGACTTGATGAAGATCCTGCAGGGCAAGGGCCGTACGATCGCGCCCGAGCAGGCCATCGGCTACATGCTCCAGGTCGGTGAAAAGGCGAGAGTCACCGACCCCGGCAAGTTGGCCGAAAACTTCGCCCCGGCCCTAGGCGCGGTGATCTCCAGCGGAGGCAGCGAGCAGGAGGCCGGAGCGCTATGGTCGGCTCTGACTGGCGCGATGGTCGATCCGCAAGGGCGAGAAGCCAAAACATCGTCGATCGCCTTCTCGCGGGCCCTCAAGGAGTTCTTGCCGGAGAAGACGACCTACACCTACGACGGCAAGGGGCGTCGGAAGATCGAGGCCAAGGGCACCGGCTTGAAAACGCTCGACGAGCGGGTCCAGGCCCTGCGGAAAGACTCGAAGCTCCGGGAGAAGTTCTTCTCCAAAGCGAGCTTCGAGATGATCGCCCGCACGCCGATCGAGGAGATCCTCAGCGGCCAGGGCGCCGCGGCCGACGCCTACGATGCGTTCCTCAAGCAGCTGCCGTCGATGGAGACGACCGGCGACGCATTCGAGACGCAGGCCTCGCTCATCCAAGGGACGGAGGTGCAGCGGACGGCCAACTTCGCCCGGTCCCTTGGTGCAATCGGGGAACGACTCAACACGAGCAACCAGACGGGGGCCCGCTTGGCAGCGATCCGGGAGCAGTTCATTCCTTTCTTGCAGTCCGCCGGCGAGGGCGCGTTTGTCTCGGAACTGCGCAACCTGGACACCTACGGGACCGGATACCAGGGGTTCATTCGTCAATTCGAAGCACGCCGGGACGCCGTCCTGCATCCGAAGGAATGGGTGGCTGGCACGAGTCCGGGAATTGGGGCGCCGGGCGGATACTTCGGCGACCGACCGACGACAGCGGCCGAAGAGCGAACGGCGACGCTGCTCGGTGAGATGATCAAGCTCCTGACCCAGATGCGCGACCACGAAAAGGAATCGCTCGACGAGCAGAAACGCGGCAACCGCAGCGGGCCCGCGCAGGCGCAAGCCCAGCTCGCAGTCGGCCAGGAGAGGAGGTAGCGGAAATGCAGAAGGCAGAATGCAGAATGCAGAATCGCGGACCGCCGGTTTCCCGCCGCGCGTCGTCTTCCATTCATCATTCAGCATTCATCCTTCTGCATTCTCTTCCATGTCTGCCTCGATCGGCGATCACCAGTTTCTCAGGCTCGCGGGGAATCCCGAGGCGATCAAGGAGCGTCTGGTCCTCCTTGCTCGCCCCGGTGTTCCAGGCGTCGCGATCTGGAAGTCCGGCCAGCGGGGCGAGCCGTTTACCTTGCGGTCGATCGTCGACCAGGCCAATGGCCCGGCCGCCTGGTCGACCTACCTGGCCTATTGCCAACTGATCGGCAAGGACCCGGTCGACCTCGTCTGGTCGGGGATGCTGCTAACCACGGAAACCACCAAGATCGCCGTGCTCGACGTGCGGCAAGTCCGACTGATCGGGCTCCTGGGGGCGATCGGCGGGCTGAACGCGCCGTCGCATGCCCTACTGGAATGCGAGTGGAATCTCGTGCCGGTCGAGTTGCCGGCGGAAGAGTGAAGTACGAAGGACTAAGGACAAGAAGGAGTGAATGATGGCAGAGCAAGTTCTCAGTGAATTCAAGTACCGTCTCGGCCTCGCTCAGATCAACATGGAGACCGACGACATCCGCGTCGCCCTGGTGATGACCAACACGACCTGTGGCAGTGAGAACGTCGGGATCGCCACGGTGTCCGCGTACACGACGCTGGACGAATGCAACGGAGCCAACTATGTGAGAAAGGCTCTGCAGAACAAGGGCGCGCGCAAGGCCGCCGACGGGAGCGTCCAATACTACGCCGACAACGTCACGTGGACGGCCTTGGGTGCGGGCACGCGATCGGTGGCAGGGGTTCTCGTGTTCAAGAACGTGACCAATGATGCCGACAGCATCCCCGCCGACTACCTGCCGTTCCCGGCTCCCGTGGTCCTCGACGGCAACAACTTCACGATCACCTGGGCCCCCGAAGGATACCTCGTCAACTAAGCTCGGAGGCATGCCGACGGGATACTGCAGTTCTCCTAAGAAGTCGGCGGTAGGCAGCGAAGGACCTCTGCCTACTGCCTACCGCGTACTGAAGGAGAGGCCTGATTCATGGGCGTACTCAGCGGCTGGGCCTGCCGCAAAGCGATTTTCATCTCGGCCGCCAAGCTCGACGCGAGCGTGACCGGCTTCCCGGTGCTGGTCAAGCTCGCCGCCGATGCCGACGTCGCTGCGCATGCGCTGGCCAGTGGCTACGACATCCGGTTCACGGCCAGCGACGGCACGACGCTGCTGCCGTTTGAGCGCGAGAGTTACGCGGACGGGACCGGTGTCTTCTGGGTCAAGACCGACGTCCCGACGGTGATCGGCGCGACTATCTATCTCTACTACGGCAACGCCTCCGCAGCCGACGCGAGCGCTCCCGCCACGGTCTGGTCGGGTTACTCCGGCGTCTTCCACTTGAACGAGACGAGCGGAAGCACGGCCACCAATTCCGTGGGCAGCAATCATGGGACCTACGTAGGCAATCTGCCCAACTCCGCGACAGGCGTCCTCGGCGGTTGCCAGTACTTCAACGGCAACGACGCGACCACCGACTACATCAACGCGGGGAACATCGGGGCGACATCGACGAGCATCACGCTATCGGCTTGGGTCAAGTGGGACGAGTTGCAAGAAGCCTGCCCGGTGATCTTCACCAAACGCGACGCCGGCTGCAACTGGGCGCTCGGCAAGACCAAGAACACCTTCGATCACGGGTACAGCGACAATAACCTCACGTTCTCGTTCTGGGCGTCGGGCTACTGGCGACTGTGGCACACCAATTCGGCCAACCTGCAGGCCGACACCTGGTATCGGATTCTCGCGACCTACGACGGCAGCTCGAACCCGAAAATCTACGTCAACGGCGTCCTGCAGACCGGCTACTGGGACACCTCGCAATCCTGGTACGCCGCCGGCCCCGTGGCGATGGCCGCGACGTCTGACGCGGTGCAGGTCGGCGGCCGGATGGACACGGGCGAGCCTGATCCGCACTACGGATGGATCGACGAGGCGACGATCTTCGTCGGCGTCCGCTCCGCGGCCTGGGCCAAATTCGATTACTACAACCAGGCCTCCGCGGGCAACGAACTGCTGATCGGCTCGGAAGAGCAGCTGGTCGCCTCGCACGTCCCGACGACGGCCGTGGCGACCTGGTCGGCGCCGGCCGTCGCCACGTCGAAGAGTACCTCGCCAACGCCGGCCTTGGCCACGTGGACCGCGCCAACACCGATCGCCAGCCGGAGCGTCGAGCCGACGATCGCCACGGCCGCCTGGTCGGCCCCTGCGGTCGTGGTCTCCAAAACGGCCACGCCCCCGCCGGCCGCGGCCACCTGGTTGGCCGTCCCGCCAACCATCTCGCACGTCGCGTTGCCGTCGCCGGCTGCCGCTACTTGGTTGGCCCCCGAGCCGATGGCCGGCGTCGTCTACACCCCGACGCCGGCGGCGGCCGCGTGGGCCGCGCTCTCTCCGGCGACGTCGAAGAGCGCAACGCCATCTCCCGTCGTGGGGCAATGGTTGGCCCCGGCGGTCGTGGCAGGCAAGACGTCCACGCCCACCGTGGCCACCGCCACGTGGCAAGGCCCCGTGCCGACGCCCGCGCGAAGCGCGGCCCCCGTGACAGCCGTGGCCACCTGGTCGGCCCCCGCGCCCACGGCGCAGGTGGTCCATACCCCTGCGCCCGCGACGGCCGCCTGGTCGGCTCCCCAGGCCACGGCCACGCGGTCACTGACGCTCTCGGCGGTCACGGCCTCTTGGTCCGTCCCCGAGCCTATGACGAGCCGGAGCGTCGAGCCGGCGATCGCGACGGCCGCCTGGTCGGTTCCCCAGGGCACGGCCAATGTCTACTATACGCCCACGCTGGCCACAGCGGCCTGGACCGTCCCCACGTCCACGCCGGCCCACGTCGCCCTGCCTTTGCCGACCGTGGCCACCTGGTCGGCCCCCGCGCCCGCGACGTCGAAGGCGGCCCTGCCGGCCGCTGCGCGGGCGGCTTGGTCCGCTCCGACGCCCGCGCCCGGGCATGCCGTCGTCGTCACGCCGATCGCCGCGAGTTGGCTCGCCCCGTCGCCGAGCACCGCCAAGAGCGCCTCGCCGGATGGGTTGGTTGCGAGCTGGTCGACAGTCCAACCCTCGACCGCGAAAAGCGCCGCGCCGTCGCCGGCCGTGGCCGTCTGGTCCGCGCCGACCGCCATGCCCGGGCATGGCATCAATGCCGGCCCGCTGCTGTCCACGTGGGCGGCCCTCGCTCCGGAGACCTCGAAGAGCGCCACCGTGGCCGTCGTCTCGGCCGCGTGGTCGGTCCCTGCGCTGACGCTGTCGCGCACCGCCACGCCCCAGGCGGCCGTCGCGGCCTGGTCGGCTCCCTCGCCCCGCATCGCTCGATCGGCGACGCCTGAGACAGCGGCTGCCGCGTGGTCCACCGTCGCGCCGGCGATCACCCGGAGCATTGTCCCGGATCCGGCCACGGCGACCTGGTCCGCCCCCGCGACCTCGCCAGGCCATGGTGTGAGCCCCGCCGCGATCGCCGCCGTCTGGTCGGCTCCCGCGCCGGGCCACGCGAAGAGCGTCACGGTCCTGCCGGCCGTGGCCACCTGGTCCGCCCCAACGCCGCGTCCGGGCCGCCAGTTGGCCGTCTCGCCGGTCGAGGCCTCTTGGGTCGCGATCGCTCCCACGGTCCGCCGCGGTGTGAGCCCGTTGCCTCCCGTCGCAAGGTGGCGACCGTTTGCGCCCGAGGCCCGCCGCCATGCCGGGCCCACGCCGGCCGTGGCCACCTGGTCGGCCCTTTCGCCGGCAATCGCCCGCACGGCCGTCCCGCAGCCCGCGACGGCCTCTTGGACGGCGATCTCGCCCGAGGCATCCCGCTCGATCACGCCCCTGCCGGCCGTCGCTGTCTGGTCTGCCCCCGAGCTGCGGACCAGTCGCAGCGAGACACCCCTGCCGGCTGCCGCGTCCTGGATGCCGAGGGTACCGGCGATCGCCCGCAGTGCCCAGCCCGCCGCGGCCGTGGCCACCTGGACCGCCCCGCCGCTGGCCTATCGCTTCTCGGCGGCCGGTCCCTACGGTGCGGCCTTGCAGGCAGTCTACCAGGGCGGCCGCTTCGTCCATGTCCACCAGGCCGGCGCGGCGACGCTCCACGCGCACCAGGCTGGCGCTACCCTTGTTCACGCCGGAGACTGATCATGCACGTCGACCTTTCTTCGCTCCCGATCTGGCACGCGGTCGAAGATTTCGCGATCAAAGTCCTGGCACGCCTCACCGGCTGGACCGGCATGCTGATCGGTGCCGACCAGGTCCAGACGATCTCCTATCAAGTCTTCGACGCCGACAACTCCAACGCGGTCACCGGATCCGGCAACCTGACGCCGGCCGAAGTGATCTCCGACGAGGCGCAGACCGACAGCGGCTGGCCTCATCCCGAGGCCGGCTACAACTTCGCCGCCGTCCTGCCGGCCACCTGCTTCCCGACCGGTGGCCACCTCTACGTGGTCCAGATCACCGTCACGCCCACCGAGGGCTCCCCGTTCCCGATTCCGCCCTACCGGATCTACGCCCACGAGTGGCTGGAGAGTACGCAGTAGGGACCTATTTCCCACGAAATGTCTTCCTCTTTCATTCATCATTCTGCATTCATCATTCATCATTTTCCGCCATGGTTCGCCGCTACGAAACCTCCAAAACCTTCACCCGCTCGGCCGAGGCCCACCGCGTCTACGTCAAGAAGAAGTGGCTCGACGACTGGGAAGAGGTGAAGCACCTCTATTGCGACTGGTTGACCATAGTCGCCGGCCCCTCGATCTCCTCGGCCGCCTTTCGGTGGCGGCATGGCGTGGGGATGCGCCCGGGCGAGGCCGCGTTTGCCACGGTGGACAAGCTTGACAAGCTCCGGCATTTCGTCAAAGTGGAGATCGACCAGGCCGACGACGAGGAAGGCAATCCCCAAGAGCCGATCCGCTGGTTCGGCTGGCTCGACGAAGAGGAACGGATGCCCGACGGCGTGGTCGCGCATGCCGGCGCCACTACGCCGACCGGCGAGCAGGCGCTGTTGGCCTATGGCCTGGAGTCGATCCTCGATCGCCAGGAGATCACCACCTGCTGGTACCTGGACGTCACGGCCCCCAACAATCCCAAGGAGATCCAGATCGGCCGGGCCCTGGAGGCCAACGGCGAGAACCGCCTGGACGATCGCGGCAACCGCTCCAAGGACCTTGGCGCCAACGAGACCTATCTCTTTGCCGGGAACCTGGCCAAGGACCAGTGTGCGTACTGGTCGACCAAGACGCTGCTCGAGTATCTGGTCGCCTACCACGCGCCGACCGATGCGGCCGGCAACCCGGTGATCCGGCTCAAGCTCCACGACACGGCCGGCCGTTACCTGCCCGATTGGGACAAGCCGACCGTCCAGCTCCACGGCCGTTCGCTCAAGCAGCTCCTCGACGAGCTCCTGGACCGCCGGCGTCTCTTGGGCTACACCCTGGAGGTCGAGGAGACCGGTACCGTGGACGGCGACTTCATCGTCGTGCGTCCCTTCACCTATGCCGACATCGACATCAACCTGCCGAGCGGCAACGTGTTCCCCTCCAACGACGAACAGGTCGAATGGGTGTTTGATACAGCGATCGACGTCGAGCGGCCGACGATCCGCGGCTCGGCCTCGCAGGCCTTCGACCAGGTCGTGGTCACCGCCGGCCGCATCTTCTGTTGCGGGACGATCTCGGCCAAGGATGGGACGCTGGTCGCCCACTGGCGGCCGGAAGAACAGACGGCCTATACACGGGAGCCGGAAGATTTTGGCGTCCATCCCCTGGATCCGGACGATCGGGCGCTCCGTGAGCAGCGGATGCGCGACTATCGGGCGAGCGATCGGCTCGCCCGCGTGTTCGCCTATTTTGGGCTGCCGCCGACCTGGGACGGCAAGGTCAAGGACGGAGAAGAGGGGACGCCCCACGATCTGTTCCCCTTTACGGAGCTCGGCCTCGATCCCGAGGCCGACGGCGTGTGGTACATCCCCGATCTGCGCTTCGCGCACACGCTCCCCTTGAAAGACGACGACACGACCCCGGACCGGCTCAAGTGGGAATACCGCAAGCCGCTGGTGTTGCTCAAGGTCAAGGAGCCAGCGGCCCGGGAGAACACCTACGCGGAGGTCGACAAGCTGGCGGCCGCCGCGGGGATCGAGGAGTGCGGCGCGGGAGCCGGCCGGAATTGGGGATGCTCGGTGCGCGTGCAGCCCGACGCCCCGGGCTTGATCCTCCGCGTCCACGGCGCGGAGCAGTACGCGATCGCCAGCGAAGATTTCCCCGTCATCATGAGCACGGTCCTCATGGAGAATTTCGGCAGCTTCGACTGGCACGACAACCTGCTGGCCACCGTGGCCCTGCGTGCCGATCGGATGCTGGAGGTCGCCTATCCCGAAGAGGTCACGGCCGACGTCGACGTGGTGCGCCGTCTTCGGATCGACGGCAGCCGGCTCGACGCGAGCAAGCGCGCGGAGCTCTGGTGGATCGCCCCGGGGACCGTGACCTCGGTCGAGGACGGCAAGCTCCAGCGTGCCTATCCTGAAGGCAAGCTGCTGCGCGACGATCGGCCGCTCCTGCGCGACCTGGCCCGCCAGGCTTATGAATGGTACGCTCGGCCGCGGCAGACGATCAGCGTCACCTATCGCCAGCTCCTCGGGATCTTCTCCATTGGCGACCTGGTCGTGCAGGTCGGCTACGGCGACACGGTCGAGCCGATCCGCAGCGTGGTGACCAGCGTCCGCATCGACCTGGCCCAGCGCGAGGGCGAGACCCACCGGACCAGCGTCGCCACGCAATGGGGCGAGCTGGACGTGTTGCGTTTGTTGTGAGACGAGCTGATTGCTGAGAGCTGAAAGCTGAAAGCCGAGAGCTGAGCCATGATCGACCGAGACCTGCAACTCCGGATCGCCGAGCTGGAACGCCGCGTGGACGCGGCCGAGGCCCGGCCAGTCCTTCTCGGCGCCCGGCAAGACGACCGCCTGGCGATGACGGTGCCCACTCCCGAGAGCGGCGACTACCCCGGCGCGAGCCAACGGCCTCGCTGGTACTATATCGTGTTCGTGGACGGATCGGAGCCGCCGGAGGATGCCGAGGTGTTTACGGCGACTCCCCGCCAGGCCGAGGCCCGGACGAGGGCCTGCAACCTGGCTGGCGATCCCGGCTACGTGCCCCAGGGGACGGTCCTCATCGTGCGGTTCCAAAATAACTGCTGGTGGTTCTCCCGGGAGGCTCCTCGATGGACGAGCATCTGAGGCGACTGGAGGAGCGGATCGACGCCATCGCGACACGCCCGCCGCTGGCCGGGCCCGGCCGGCGAGCGAAGCTGGCCAGGACCGTGGCGGATCCGGAAACAGGCCACTACCCGACCCGGGCGGAAAAGCCGAGGAAGTACTGGATCCGTTTCATCGACTACTGGTGGGACCTGAGGAGTGGGTACACCGGCTATCCGCGCCAAGCCACACCGGTGGCGGTCGCCTACGACGTGGCGGAGCATAGCTACGCGCGCGAGGCTACGTTGGTCGCCCCGGTCTGGATCGACGGCCATTGGTATTTCGAGGGCCCGCTGAATTGCCCGAAGTGGAGCGACGATTGGTACCGCTCGGCAGAGACGCCGGCGACCGACCTCGGCGAACACTGGCAGGAGGAGGCCGGCGACTGGATCCGCGATGGCACCTCGGGGCAAATGGGAGCCGTGCTGCATCATCCCTACAGCGCGACGACGCCCCCGCCGCGGACCGTGCTGCGTTGCCTCAAGGAGATGCCCGAGGAATTCCACCTCGTCACCACGATCTGCTTCCCCGATGCGGCCCGCTGTCGTCTCTGGCTGTCCGATCGCGTGCACATCGAGTACCGCTACCAATTGCCGCCCGGCGCAATCTACGGCAGCATGCTGGCCCAAGTGGTCGTGGATGGGGAGGTGGTCGCCGAAAGCACGAGCTCGATCACCTGGCAATACGGGGGCTGGCTCTATACTGCGCAGGTCGTCGTGACCGTCGATCTCGCCTACCACCACGGGATCCTCTCCTGGGGCTACAAGACGATCGCGAAGGCCAGCATCACCGAGGCGATCGCCGCCAACCGTTTTACGCCGGTCCCGCCCTTGGGCCCGACCTTCTGGCTGGAGACGTTGCACGACGCCGCCGGCGGTGGCGGCTGGACAAGCCTCTACGCGGTCTATGTCTACGACGCCTGCGACCTGTGCGACCTGGCCGGCCGCTGCGAGAACGTGCAAGCCGGCGGCCGTCTGCCCCAGGAATACCGCCTCGACGTGAACGTGTTCGAGGACGCCGGCGAGTGCGACTGCTCCAAGGCCAACGGTTCCCACTACGTGGCCTACGACCCGGAACACCCTTGCGTCATGTCCGGCGCGAGGGTCGCGACCGGTTGCACGGCCGAGAGCGGCCACGTCGTGTGGGCGGAGCTCTCCTTCGAGCCGGCCAACGTGGTCCGCGCCACGATCTACGCCGGCGACCCCGGCGCGGAGCCCGACACGAAGATCGTCTTTCGCGGCAGTTGGACCACGGTCGGGCTTGTCCTCGAATCGGCCACGCCCGGCCGTGCCGTGCTCAAGGCCTCGCCGACCTGCGTCTGGGCCAATGCGTGAGGTGAAGGATGCTCTGCGAACTAGCCACCCATCCCGACGGCACGCGGTACTGTCCTCACTGCGGCCGCCCGTTCCAAAACCTCCCGCCCGGCGCGCGTGCCTTCCGCCGCTGCGGCGGAAGGCTGCCCGACCAGGCCGTCGTCGCCGCGCGGATCGCGGCCAACCGCCAGCGGATCTGGTCAACCGTCGAGCGGCTCCTGGCCGGTCCCTACTACCGCGAGCACCGCCCGCTGGCCGAGATGCAGGCGATCCTCGCCCGCTGGGAGATCCGTTGTTGCGAGCCGACCGAAGGAGAACTCGAGCTCTACGCCCAAGCCCTCCTCCTGCCACACCTCTGGCGCAAGGAGTGGGGCGAGCGGCCGGCCATTTCGTAAGAAATGGGGCCGTACTAGATTGGCTCCTCGACGGTGATTGTCGCCTCGGTTCCGACCGTGTTGACTTCCAGATAGAACGACCCCGGAGGCACTCGCACAAACGAGGAGTCAGCCCCTTCTCCCATCATCGTCTGGACCACCTTGCCGTCGACATTCTTGACGTAGATGGCGACCCATCCCTGCCCGCGTCCCCGGAGCTTCCATGACACTCTCCAAACCGGGCTGATTGTCTCGAAAGACTCGGTGGACTTTGCCCCGCGCACGGTCCAGGTGGCCACGGTTTTCCATGTCGATTCCTCGGAAGTTTTCGCGACCGCCTCTTTGTCGATCAGCTTCTGCTCGGCGAGTTCTTCCACGAACCACCGGCCGCCGATCAGCTTGAACGCCGTCTCAGGGAACCACCAATCCGCCTTGAAGGAACGGCGGAACTGATCGCCAAGCAGGAATGGCCGGACCTCCGGCACCTTGAGCAGCATTCCGAGAACCGCCTGGCTCTTCACGAGATGCTCGGTCGTCTTGACGTGGACCTCGGTAGTTCTGCGCAGCTTCTCGGTCAGGTCTTGCTGCGCGGAGATCGCCTCGGCCAGTTGCGGCGTCAGCCCATCCACCTCCGCCTGCAGCTTCTCGTTCTCCGCCACGAGCCGATCCCTCTCCTCCGTCATCTCGCCCAGCGATCCGCGATTGATGGCAGCAAACGCCAGCCCGCCCAGAACGCCCGCTGCGAACATGCAGAGAGCCAACACCGCCGCATTGAGCTTGCTCATCGTGCCCCCTTTCGGAAGAAACCACCCCAACCAACGCCCCGGAGGATAGCACCGCGACGCCCCGGACGCAACCGGAACCGCCTCAGGATCAGAAAACGGAGCATCCGTCCGCTGTCTGAAGCGTCACGGATTCTCAGTCCGAGAACAGGGGTTCGACTCCCCTAGGGGGTGCTTCTTAAAGCCTTGCAATGCAGGGCTTTAAGAGTTTCTTGGGGAAGGCGGTTTGCCCTGCGGTTCAGCAGTTCGCAAGATTTCTCAAGAAGCGTCCCGGCAGATTCCTTCAGTCCGCTCCCATCAATGGCTGGACGCCGGTTCCTGGAGGCTCCGCTCCAACTCTTTTCGGACATAGTGCTGCGCCGTGACGTCGGCTCCAACACGAGCGTCTCGCGCAGTCGAGGCATCGAGGTCTCCCCCCGTCGGGCGTATTGAAGTGCCGTCTTACGGAAGGCGTGGATGGTCGCCGATGAGACGGCGTCGAGCCCACGGGCCACCAGGGCGACAAGGGATCGCTGGGCCGAGCGGGCACTCCCGGTGCGCGCGGTCGGGGACATGCTTGTGTCTTGCCATTGGACACCCGCGTCATGCCTTTGAAAACGCACCGTTCCATCGCGCTTACGTCCCCCTGCTTGCCCATCAGGGAAGGCGTCAGAAGGGCCTCTGCGTGCGCTGTTGGGCGGGGTCACGCTGGGGGCTTCGCGTCCTCCGGAAAGCAAGGTGGCCATGTGGCTTGCGGAACACAACACTCCGGATGGCGTTTTGTGAAGTCGCGTCGCCACACGCGATCTTTGAATTGGCGACGATTCAACCAAGGGGCCAATGCCGACGCCGCCTCACGGTCGGCGAGTTTGAAACGGTGCCAGCCAGTGCAGATGCCGTAGCGTTCCGCATAGACAGCCGCTGAGTACGTCTCGGTCTGGTAGCAGGGATGCTCATTGATTTGGAGGAAGAACTTCCGGTCGGTCGTCTCGTACCAAGTGACGATCCTTCCCTCCTCCCCTCCATGCTGCCACATTTCGAGACCGCGCCAGCCAAGAGCCGCCGCAAAAGCACGAAGTTGTCTTAGCGGTTTCGTCGAGTCGAATCGCGGCATCCGTCGGTCTCGTCGTTCGGCTAACGGGAGGTCTGCCCGACGCCGTGCTCTCCAGCAAAGGCCAAGCCGGGAAGTACGCTCGATTCTATCGAAGGACTACGGTTTGAACTAACATCAAGGCGTCCGCCGCGCAGCGGCGGCGAATCAGCGGCCAGCCGTTGTTGGTTGCTATCCCTCGGCGACTTCCTTCTCAAAGTACTTCAAAGGAGCAACGCCGAGTGCCGTTGAAAGAGCTTGCCCCAGGTTCGGGGGGGGGGTGGACTCTGCCTCGACAATGATCTGGAAGTTGACTCCCTTGGGGCACTCCGCCATCCACGTCTCCACGGTCGTGAAATCGGCCGCTTTGGTCACATTGAATCCCATCACTGCACTCCGCGACCATCCGTATCGCCAAGAGTCATGCGAATCAAACACGAAGTCGGGAAGGCCGAGGCTGTCTCTCAAGGAGCGACAGACAGACTCCACTGTCTTCTTCGATCTCGCGGCGTAATAGGATCGTTTCATCCTGCCGCTCCGTCCAGAAAGCCAACGGTTCGCCTGCCCGACGCCGCCCCTCGCGGAGCGAACAGGCGTCGAACAGCTACTCGATTCTACTACCCCTCGGCCGCCTGCACCACACCCGGCGGCGTCCGCGCAGCGGCTCTGCGGGCGGGGTTGGTGCTCGGCAGGTCGAGGTTACTTCTTCCAGAGCTGCCAGCCGGTAGCCGCCTCAACTTCCAAACGCCGTCGTATGCCTTGTTGCCGTCGATAGCGAGTGCCCACTCGCGTTCATCCCCACGGTGTCCAGCCCCCCCGATCATCATCGTCCGGCGGACCAAAGAGAAACCACCGCAGGCCGAACAACGCCAGTGGGATGCCCAGCAAAATGCAGAGATTGACGAGTATTTCCATTCGTTTGCGTCACCCGGCATACCAGCGCACCGGCTTCCTTCGCGTTGCTATCCAACGGGAGCCACACCCGTCGCCGCGGCCATTACCCTTCAAAGGTCCGTATTGCCAGTCAGTCTACCATCTACCTTCCGCATGACCAAGCGGCGACTCGCCCTGCGGGTGCGGCGTGCTGGCAGATTTCACGACTGCCAATCCAGAACCTCCAATACTACGTGTTTCTCGGGACAAACGAGCCTCCGACCACCGCCAGCGGCCAGAATGCCGTGGTCATATCCCCAGTGTCGCATTGCGAGACTGTCGGGAGGATAGGCCCTCTCGCATTCCTTGCAGTACGCTTCAATGAACATCAGCGTTCCGACGCTGTTGTCATCGCCCGGGAGGTGAAGTGCGGGGGGGCCGGGAATCGCTTGATCAAACATCCAAGCCAGGTTCCACTTGTTCGCAACCAGCACGATACGATCTGCGTCCTGGCGATCCAACCATTTCAACAGTGCTGGCGGGCTCAT